TGTCGTCGTCCCGACCCTTGCTTGCGATGTGGTTGGCTAGTGCAACAAGGCTCATACGGCCCCCGAGAAAAAGGTTGAGGTCATTTTATTGGGTCAAGTCCCAGAAAGCGATAGTGCCGTAGCAGTCGCCTGACGGGGTTGCAGAATCCACCGTGCGGATGGCAAGCGTCAAGACATCACTGGCCCCGGCCAGAGACACGCCCAACTGCAAAGCCCAGTTGTAACCGGCGGGGTCAACCAGAGGCTGAGTACCGCCAGAGCCGCTTGAGGACACATAGTCTGTCTGCACCAAGGTGCCGCCTGTCATGGCCGTGGCAGAGGTATCCATCTGCACGTTGGAGTCCGTTGGGACAGCCGACCAAGAAGCGCCAGTCAGCGTTGCGTTGAAGAACAGCCCGACTTCGTAGTTTTGACCCGTGATGGGAAGCAACTGCATCCGGCCAGGAAGCACCACTGCGCCAAGCGCCGTGGGGGCCAGACGGATCGACACAACCGGCAAAAACGTCAAACCAATAGTGGCGAGTTTGGTCGTGCGCCGCGCCAAGTGGCTTGGAGAATACTGCTCGTAGCCGCCCTCAGAAATGACCGTCGAGCAAATCTGCTTCATGCTCGCGGTGGTGGCGTTGGACAGGTTCGTGATCTCGTAGCGCACCGGCAGGATGGCCGTGGTCATGTAGACCGAGCCAATCTCGTTGGCGTTGTTGAACGTGTGGCAGACGATGTACTGCCCGTTGATCACAAACCCGGTACGCACCGAGCCCACACCCAACCACTCAAAGTCGCACCAGAAAATCTGCGTCTTGCTCGGATCAAGCGTGTAGCCTGATGCCCCGGTGCCGTCCAACTTGTCGCCGTTCCAGTCGGCTTGGTTGACGGTGCGGATGTCGCTCGGCGTTCCCGGCGTGGGCAGAGAATCAGAGCGCATGACCATCGACAGCGTTGTGCCGTTAGCCTGGAAGAACACGCCGTTCTGGGTGTTGAAGTACCCCACACGCTGCCGGATGTTGGCCGTGAGCGTGTTCATGGCAAAGGTGGCAAGCACCAACAGCCCCTTGCCCGGTTGGTAGGACATGGAGCGGAACGTCTGCCGCACTGCTTCGGAGTTGGTGGTTGCGGCCACCGACATCTGCACCGTGGATTCGTTGGTCAGGAACGTGGTGGATGCGCCGTTGACCGTGCTCGTATCAAACTGGTTGTCCGCAGCGTAGCGTTGCTGAGAATCAAAGAGCGTGTAGGGCTGACTGACCCGCAGCCGCCCAAAGGCATCCGTGTTGGTGCCGCCGATGGAGATTGGGATGGGTGTGGTGGTAGTCACGAGGCCCCTCAGCAGTGCGTCGAGTCGGTTGAAGTACAGGCGCAGGACGTTGTTGAACTGCTCGTGATAACGCGACTCGTAGTCCCGTGGAGCCAGAGGCAGATTGGGCGGTGCCGGGACGGTGACATTCTCGATAAGGAAACTCATCTGCGTCCATCCGGCCTAATGTCGATGCGAGGCGCACCAAGCTGCCACGTCGTACCCAGTTGGTTGGAGTCGATCTTGAAGATCATCTGCCGCCCACGCACACGGGTATAAATCTGCCCGGTAAACTCTTCGGTGATGGCGTACGTCGAGCCCTTGACGACCGCTTGCCCTGCGTTGTCGATGCTGCCTGAGCCTGAGTTGTACAGCCCATAGAGCGTCATGTTGACGGTGGGCGTGTTGGCCGTCGAATTCTCAAACGTCAGGTCAGGCAGTATGCGCCAGACAAACCCGAAGTTGTGCCCGTCGCCAATGTCGAACTCAGACGACGATATGTATGCGTTGATGGCGGTGGCAGTGCCCGTCTCGTTGTTGTCCAGTCCTTGCTCGTGATTGACGAGGTTCTGACTGTAGGTGGCCGCCATCGGGTAGTCGCGAAGACCTGAATCAAGCCAAGCAGTGCGGCCCATCGTGCCGTAGTACCAGATGTTCTCAAGGTAGTTGTAGATAACGTACTTGTCTACGGCGGTGGAGTTGGCAGAGCAGTAGAACCACCAAACTTCGTTGAAGCCTTCGTTCGTACCGGCAAAGACCTGGACCGACTGTGCTTGGTTAAAGTCCTGAAACACGTAGCGCCGCAGGTCGCAGTTGAGCGTCTGCACGCGGCCATCGTAAGCGTAGAACTTATCCACCCCCATCCAGTAGATCACGCCCGAGGCAATTACAGCAGCGTTGGGGCCGACGATGGAGATGTTGTCGCCAAGAAGTTGAGCACCCCAGAAGATCGGTGCATCCAGATACTGAAGCGAATACAGCGCAGAGTCTGTAAACACCACGATTTCCTGACGCGCTTGCACCGCCGTAACAATCTCTGAGCCGTGAGATAGACGCAAGCTACCCGCTTGATTGGTGGCCGCAGGTGTCCAGTTGTATGCGTCTTCTTGATCTGACCAACGGATCAGCATGGGGTCAAGCGTTGACGAACCGTAGTCGTTGCAGCCCAACGCAAACAGGAAGCGGTTGATGTCGGAGATGAAGATTTCGTTTTGCACTGTGGGCACATCGGACGCGCCAACGGCGGTGGCTAGGTCAAAGCCACGGGTAGTCACGCCAGTAGTGGCATCCCAGTAGTAGATGCTGCCCCCACGCGGAGCGAAAACCAAGTCTTCGCCCCAGTTACCCTGGCTCCACAGCCGAATAGCCGTGTTGGATGTCCCACCAACACCCCACGCACCTGCACTCCAAGCGCCTGCGCCCCAACCGGTCAGGGGGATAGCAAACGCAGGGCCGACGTTGATCTGATACGCGGCAACAACTGCCGCACCGCCACCCGGAGAGCCTGCAATAGCCGTGGCGTTCGGCGTGACAGAGATAGTGATGGTGTAGGTGTCGGGCGTCAGGACTGTGACCTGAAATTCCCGATTGAGCACTGCTGCGGTCACGTTGGTGCCCACACCGCCAATATCCGTAGCGCCGCTGAAGGTAACAAAGTCCCCTGTGACGCAGCCGTGTGCCGTGTCCGTCACTGTCACCGTAGTCGATGCAGTCAGCGCAAACGGGTTGTTGTTAATGGTGACCGTCGAACGGATAGGGGTTATGTCGTTGTATATGCCGCCGCTTTCGATGTAGAACTTTAGGTTGGTGCCAACACCGATCAAGTTCAAGTTACCGAGCGTTACCCAGTTCCACAGTGAACGGCAGACGCCCAAGAACGTGTTTGCAGAAATGCGCTGCCACCCGCCGATGACTTCGGGGTTGCCTTGACGGAAGCGAACTTTGTCGCACTCGTACCATCCACCCTCGGTCGTGTACCGCGTGTTCTCGCGGTTGACTCCGGGCTTGAACAGGATTTTCTGTAAGGGCATGGTTATCTCAAGAGTGCGGCTTCGGCTTCGCGTCTACGGGTTAACCCCTTCAGCACGCGGCCTGCGGCCTTGTTCCACTTGACGATCTCTTCGCACGCACCCGCCCAATCCTGAGCGTCTACCCGCTTTTTCAGCGTGGAAATGCGGTAGTTTCCTAGCCCGCAGTTATACGCGAAACTGATGATTGCGGCAAGCCGTCGAGGGGGTTCTTTCAGGAGTTTGGGAGATAGTTTCAGCACCCCCGCACAGAAGTGCAGCAGGTGCTTATCGAGTTCTGCCTGGGCAGTTTCCACCGTCCAGATCGTGCCGGGTTGGATGCCGGGGCCAGTACAGCCCCACCCGATAGTCCAAGGATCACCGTTCGTACCCGGATCAGGGTAGGCGGTGCAGTCACCGTTTGGAAGGCGCTTGGCATAACCCTCAAAGGGCTTGACCAGAATGTCGCCCGCCAGTTTGATGGCTTCCGTGGTCACTTCTGGTACTTCTCAATGCTTCTTCCAACAAACCAGAACGTCAGGCACATGTTGAGCATGGCAAAGTCATCAGCATCCCACACCCGAGTCATCACCTCAGACCAGTGCCCACCAGACTGGAACGCCATGTAGATTGCAGCCGCCTTGACCGTGGCGTACATGAAGAACAGCGCCCAGGTGATGCCGGGGCGGACAAGGGCAGAGACTGCCGCCACAAACCATCCGGCTTCTTTGGCAGTCGTGGCTTGCTCTTTGAAGGCTTCTTTGATGGCATCGAGTTGGTTGACGCTGTAGTCAACGTACTTCTCTTCCATCTTGAACTGGCCCCGCATCTTCTCCAGATCGGTCTGGAGCGTGAACATCGCCAGTTCATGCTTGCGCTCATTGCCCTTGTCCATGAACTTCAGGACTTCCGGGGCAAGCCGGAACAGGCCACCAAAGATGCTACCCAGTAGGCCACCACTCAGGATTTCAAACATTACTTGTTCCCCCTGGCAATACGCTCACGCTCCTCAAGCAGCCTGACCTTGACCTGCAACTCATTGATATGGGCCATCAGTTGCTCTTTCTGAATCTGCCTGCGCTCTGCGCTGATGGGGCTGTCAGTCGGCACACCTTCCTTGGTGATGAGCGCAGGCATTGAGCCTTCGATCTTGGTCAGACGCTCCGAGAAGGATGCAACCTGTCCAAGTAGCCAAGCAAGCGCAGCCACCACGATGGGAATGACTGCCTTGAGTACGTCTGACCATGCCATGACTACTCCCTCGTGGCGGTGACCACATCGTCACCCTTGCTGACCGTCACCTTGTCGCCCTGCACAGTCACCTTCATGGGCTGCTCGGGCTTGTCCAGGCGATCCAACTTGTCGATCAGGGTCTGGATGACCTTGAACTCGGGCTTCTCCTGCTTCTCAGCAGTACCGGCGATACCGTTCATCATGTTGATGAGGGCAACCAGTGCGCCACCGATCATCGTCATCACCGCCGTGATGGCCGAGTCAGACAGGAAGTAGGAGGAGCCCACCCCGATCAGGACGATCAGGGTGATGTAGAACAGACCAAACCTGCCGATGCTTTTACCGGCAACTTCTTTGGCCGTTTCAGCAGGCTTGGTTTCGTCCATCACTGCACCGTGGGGTCAGGTTGAGTTTGGCCTTGAGCGGCTTCAGGCATGGGCACCTGCGGCGTAGCCTGGGCTTGAATCTCAGCCACCAGGGGGAACACTTCGGCGTAAGGCCGGGTGCCCAGGTATTGCAGGATGGCGTTGACCAGACCCAGGGTCAGGTTGATGGGGGTGTCGTTGGTGGGTTGCATGGGTACTCCTTATTCGTTGGCAGCGATGGCAGCGTTCAGCGGGGCAAGGTCTTGATCCTGCATCCACTCTTTGGCGACCATGATCTTCAGGTGCTCGACGTTGCGCTTAACGCAATCGGCCCAGTCGGCATCTTCCATGCCTTCGGGCTTACCGGCGTTCAGCAGGTTCACGCTGTCCATCGCGGCGCTGTAGTGGCGTGCGACTTCTTCAGCGGTCGGGGTTTCAACAGAGGTAACAGGGGTTGCGACTTCCGTCATTTTCAGGCTCCTGCGGGTTGGTTGGCTTGTTGGGCTGCTTGGAAGGCAGCGATGACTGCGGGGGTCCACACCACGTTACAGATCGCAGCCACGTTTGCCGGAACCCCGGTCAGGTCTTGCCCAGGCGTGAGGCTGCTGCGGTGGTACTTCTTGCTGATCTCAGCACCGTCCTCAAGGATGCGCGTGGCTTCCCGGAACAGCACGACGCCGTTCTCCGTGACGGTGATCTGATCGACAGTGGTTTCTTTGGTGAGAGACATGATGTTTCCTTTCGTTGAATCCGACCGCGCTAGTTATCCGGCGTAGTTATACGGGGTATGCCCCGGTGAAATAAAGCGTCAAAGTGCTTAGGTTTGCGTTTGTCCTCGCTGCGTTTGCTTGCCCTACAAGAGTTGCAGTAGTTGAACTGTTTGGAATCCAACCTTGACCAGATCCTGTGGTAGTAACTCCCGGGTTGCAATAGATCAGTTGCCCCACATTGGTTGTTGCAAACGGCAAGCCGGAAATCTTCGCCTGCGACGCATCGGCGGTTGACGGGTACGTCAGCGTTGCGTTGATGTACACCATGTTGCCAATCTTGGTGTACTGCGCTGTGACACTGGTGAACGTCAATCCTGCGCCGCTTGCGTCCGCAGGAGTCCAAGTCCCCTCCTCATAATCATCCAACGTGTTCGCGTCAGACGATGCAGACTGCGTGGCGGGGAAGGTGATGCCGGTGCCGGAATTGGGAACTGCACTGTTGCCAAGCGCCAAGGTCTGGCCTGCTGCGGTGCTGATCAGACGGTTTCCATCACCATCAGAAATAACCGCATAGTTGTTTGAGGTGCGGATGTCGAGGCCACCTTGGTTGCCGGTGTAGCAACCAATGATGGTGTTTTTGGCACCGGTTGTGATGGCAGAACCCGCCCCGCCAGTAATTCCACCTGAGCCGACAAAGGTGTTTGCATCACCTGTCGTAAGTGCGTCACCCGCCCCCCTTCCAACACAGACGTTGTAACTGCCAGTGGTAATCGAATCTCCTGCATTCGCGCCAATCAGCGTGTTCCATTGAGCAGTCGTTTGTGCATATCCCGCCTGATAACCGACAGCGGTGTTGTATGCAGAGGAAGTCTGATACAGCGCCTGAGCACCGACAGCGGTTGATCCCGTAGGAGTGCCGCCACCGATGTACATGGCGAGAGAGCCAATTGCGGTTACGCCTGATGCGTTTCCGGTGCTGTACGCGGCGTAGTAACCAACAGCGGTGTTGTTGTCTCCGGTGGAGTTGTTGTACCCGGCCAGCGTGCCAACCCCGGTATTTCCGGTACCCGTCGTGTTGCTGAGCAGGGCCGAGACACCAACAGCAGTAATGGTGCCGGTTGTATTGGAACGTGCGGCGTAGTATCCAAGTGCCGTGACGCTGCCCGTCGTGTTTGTATACCCCGCCTGATACCCAACAGCCGTGTTGTTGGAAGCGGTGGTGTTGGAGCGAAGTGCATCCTTGCCTAACGCAGTGTTGTAGTTACCCGTGGTGTTTAGCGCAAAGGCTCCATACCCAAAAGCAGAATTTTCCGCCCCGGTTGTATTTGAAGCGAGGCTTTGAGCGCCAAAAGCGGAGTTATACGATCCAGTCGTGTTGAACTGCATCGTGGAACTACCAAACATGGCGTTGGAGAGCCCGGTAGTTGTTGAATATCCGGCGTAACTACCTACAGCGGTGTTGTCCGCTCCGGTTGAGTTGTAAAGGGCTACATAACCAACAGCAGTTGAGTTGCTGGATGCGGTGTTTGAACGAAGTGCGTATGCTCCAAGCCCCGTGTTTTGAACGCCGGTCGTATTGGCATACACCGCCTGATAACCAACAGCAGTGTTGTTGGAAGCACTGGTGTTGAAATAGAGGGCTGAGTCCCCAAAGGCCGCGTTGTAGATGCCGGTAGTGTTGCTATATGCCGCCCGATAACCAACAGCGGTGTTACTTGATGCAGTGGTGTTGGAGAACAGTGCCGAGTCACCCATCGCCACGTTGTAGTTGCCCGTGGTGTTTTGTATCAGTGCCGCATACCCAAACGCACTATTTGATGCTCCAGTCGTGTTATCACGAAGGCTTCTAAAGCCAAACGCACTGTTGAACTGGGCCGAGGTATTCGCGGAAAGAGCCTGTTGCCCATAGGCCGAGTTAAACGCCCCTGTCGTATTTGCCGCCAACGCACTCGCACCCACCGCAGTGTTGGTGGACACAGCACCCGCGCCACGGCCGACTGTGATGCCGTAGACGGTCAGGTCAGTGCCGGAGTACAGCAGGTTTGCGCTGTCGGTCAGGTTCCCGCTCGTGGTGGCGTACACCACCCGGCCAGAGGTCAGGGAGGAATCAGCAAAGTTCGCTGCCGTGAGGGTCGTGCCGTCAAACGTCAGGTTGGCAGAACCCGCCAAGTTTCCGCTGCTGTTGTACTGGACTTGGGTGTTCGATCCTGCCGCCGCACCGGGCGCAGTAGTTGCCACCTTCACGAAGTCCGAACCGTTCCAGGCAATCAGTGCCTTCTCGCCTGACACCATCGTCACGCCCGTGGTCGGGCCTGCACCCACCACCTTGACCGACTGAGAAGTCGAAGTCGCGTTCAGGACCAAGTACACCTTGCTCGCCGCAGGAGCGGTGATCGTCAGCAGACCTGCCGGGTTGCCCGTGCAGTTGATGATCTGGTACTGAGCAGAGCCCGTTGCCCCGGAGCCGACTTGGGTCAGGCTAGATGCCGTGGTCACGGACAGAGTGACTGCCGTTTGAGAGCCGCTGATGGTCTGAGCGCCTGCGACAGCCGCGTCCAGATACTTGGTGATGTAGTCGTTAACCGTGTCGCCCCAGGTGCCGGACAGTTCGCCCGTGACAGGCAGAGCCAGACCCAAGAGGGAGGTGTATGAGGTAGGCATTCAGGTGCTCCTATGTCGTCGGAATTGTCGTCCAGCCCGCTACTTGCGTGTCAGGCACCTGTGTCCAACCGGACGACTGGGTGTTGCTGATATTTTGCCAATTCGCTGTCTGGGTGTCATCAATGAGTTCCCAGAGTTTTCTTCCGGTAAGAGCGTCGGTGGCGATGGCAAGTTCTTGGATCGCGGCAACAAACTGTGCTGCCGCTGCATTTACATCTGTTCCAGTAGCGGTTTCGGAAATAGTACCTGCAAACGTCGCTGCGGTCGAGGCGGTATCAATACCTGTAGCGGACTCGGATATTGAAGTTCCAAAGTTGGCCGCAACAGAAACATCGTCCGTGCCTGTGGCAGACTCTGTGATGAAGGCGTTGAACAGGAACGCTGAGTCAACGGTATCCGTGCCCGTGGCGGTTTCTGCTATTTGCCCATTGAACGTCTGCGTTGCGCTGATGTCGTCTGACCCGGTGGCGGATTCAGAAACAGAAGAAGCGAATGTCTGCGCTGCGCTGATGTCGTCCGTACCAGTGGCGGACTCCGTGATGGTGGAGTCGAAGGTGGCCGCAGCGGAAACAGTATCTTGCCCCTCAGCAGCTTCCGTGATGGTCGCGCCAAGTGTGGCGGCAGCAGCTACCGTGTCTGTGCCGGTGGCTGTCTCAGAAAGAGAAGAAGCAAAGGTGGCAGCGGCGGCGAGGGTGTCCGTACCGGTAGCCGACTCATCGACGGCCCGGTCATAAACGGAATCACCCCAACCGGCCTGACCCCAGGTGCCGGAACCCCATCCGCCCTCTGCCACAACTCATCCTCAACCGGCGAGGCTGAAGGTGTACGTGACCGCGATAATGTCGCCGCTAACCACCGTGCGGTCCCCGGGAGCAGAGAAGGCTTTCTCCGAGAACAGAGTACCCGTTGTACCGCTTTTGGCAGAGCCACTGGTCAAAAACGCACCGCCCACCGTGCCAGAGGCATTGATGTTGAAGTTGGCCGGGGTGCCCGAGTTGGTCACCACCGAGGGGTTGGCATTGGTCGCCGCCGTGAACGTCGGGGTCACACGGGTCGAGTTGCTATAGCCCGTGAACTCAGTCCAACCCTTGGACGACATCGTGTCCGTGGCACTCGTGGTCACGCCGGGGCCAGTGATCAGGCCCAGATACCATGTCGTGATCTGCGTAGTAGAAGTCAACGCCACACCGGCCATGTACTGAAGACCGACGTTGACCACGAGGTTGTCTTCTTCAACAACCCACTTCAGGTTTCCGTCCTTGTCACGGCACTCCAGTTTGTAGCGGCCCACAGCCGTGGCCTGCTCCTGACCTTGTGCTCCAGCAATCAGGCCGCTTGCAACGAAGTCTGCGGCTTTGGCAATTTCAGTGGTCATGTTGACTCCTATGCAATGCGGATGATCGCGTTGGTGCTGTCCGCAGTTGGGAACCGCACCTCAAAAGAAGTTACGGCGGTTTTGTCGCCGCCGAAGTCGAGGACGCAAACAGTGGGGTTGCCCCCACCAACCTTATAGATCAACGCCCCACGGCACGTAAACGACGCCGGGCTCCATGTCGCAGTGGCAAACGACAGGTACATGATCGTGTTGTTGGGGTCGGAGCCAGTAGTAGGTGCAACAGAAACTGTTAGCACTTCACCACCCGTGGTGTACCCGGCCCCGGCAGGAACTTCATTCGCTGTAGTGTACGCAGCCGTAGTTGGCCCGAGTGTTGCCCCGCCCGTGTAGAGCGCTATCTTGAACGTATCAGTGTTGAAGTTGAACTGGCTAGATGCCAACCCCACCCTGAACTGATTTGTCGCACCCTGGTCGATGGGCATTACTTGACCCCGTTATTCTGCGGCAGTGGGGCCAGACGCGACTGACCGCTGCGGTACGTATCGCTGCGCTCCAGACCATCACCCAGGCGCTTAGCAAGTTGCAGGGCTTCCATGTACTTCTGGTTGTACAGCGTGAGTATGTCCTGCTCACCCTTCATGTAAGTGTAGGCTTCCACGAGCGAGCCGTACAACAGAACCGTATCGAAGTTGTCACCCAACCACGTGCGGCCATCAGCGGCCACTGTAATTGACTCGGGGTAGTAGAAGTAGTGCAACTCAATGATGTAGGACGCATCTGGCGTAGGGCCAAGGATGAACGACAACTCGTCTTCGTTATCTGAGCGCGGACCAAACAAAGCGTAGTAACGAGGGATTGCCTTGTCGTCGTTGGGGTTTGGGTACGCCTGCCGAATGAAGTTCACGTCCTTGTTCAACAAGTACTCGTACGAACCGGCGGCATCAACTGCCGCCATCGAGTACACCGCCAGAAAGTCTGTCGGGCACTGAAGATACTTGTTGTTTGCCGTGGTGTAGCCTGTGACGTTCTTACGAAGCGACGGAAACTGCACCGAGTTGTAGATGCGCTGCTCAGCCTGTTGAACGAAAACGGGTATTTGAGCAACGAAATCGCTGCTCGGGTTTTCGGTGTACGCCTGGATGGCGTTGCTGAGTTGCGTGTAGTTCATCTACGCCTCACGCCATCGGGCCGCGAGCCATCACACCTTTGGTAGCGCAGCCAGTGCCACGAATCTTGATGCCGTCAGTCTTCGTGCCCTTGTACTCGTTGGAGTGCATGTTGGCCACGGACACGTCCATGCGCAGCGCCTTCTTGATGTCGTCAGCGCCAACAACCGGTGTAGCCACCGGCTTGGGGGTCTTGTAGGTTGCCATGTCAGACGCCTTTCTGCTTGCGGCCAGGGTTCTTCTGGTTGGCAACCTTGGCCAGATTACGGCCCATCTTCAGCATATCGCTGTTGGTCTTGCCACCCGCACGCATTTTCTTCACGTCGGCATCAGGGTGCGCGCCTGCGCCCTTCGCCATGTGCTTCTTCAGCATTTCTTTAACGCCTGCCATTTTTTGCTCCTATGCCGTCACGACTGTGACTGTACCAATTTGGACGGTTAATACAAGGTTGTTGGGCGTCAGCCCATCATCCGGCCCCCGCGCACCTCCAACAGGGTTCCACCCCCACTGGAAGTCCCGACTACCCTCACTCGGGAAACCCACCCCATCCTGGGTAGTTGCCGTCGTGTCCGTGATCTGCAAACCCGTATTGCCCGACTGTACGTAGCTCAGATCAGGACGCGGATCACGCAGACCTTGCGGGTCATCGACCGGGTACATGCCCAGTTGCAACTGCGGTTGATCAGGATCCCAACACGTCGGGCAGACCAAGAGGTTGTAGTTCTTGGTCTTGATGATCTCCTTGCGCAACTGCGTGAGCTTGAAGCGAAAGTCGCAGCGGTCACACTGCGCAATCGCATTCTTGCCTGACGCGAATCGGTTCCCCATTTAGGTACCGCTCCCGATGTACATCTGCCGGGGCACGAACCGAACAGCCGCCTTCTCCTGATCCTCACCGGCAGCAGTCTGCCAAGCCTCGTCGTACTGGGCCTTGAGGATGTCCAGGCGCTGCAGCCCATCGGGAACCTTCAGTGCAATGTAGTACGCCAGACCGGCCACGAGGCAGGGCAGGAAGCGAAACGGCACGTCCATCGTCTTGACGCCACCACCGGCGTCCTGCAGGCGGCGCAGGCGCCAGTACACAAACTGGTAGGTAGTGCCCGGATTAGGCGTTGGCCACACCGTGATGCTGTTCTTCTGCGACAGGATGATGGCTGCACCAGACGAGTGGCCTGCAGCGGTCGTACCGGCTTGGCCACGGGCGCAGTTCAGCAGCAACGCCGGGTTGCCGCCACTAGCGGGCTGCACCTCGTTGTAGGCGATCAGTTCGTTGTCGATCTTGATGAAGCCCGCGTTGGGTACACCGGCAAGCGATGTAATGGGGATCGACGTGGTGCTATCCAGTATGGTGGCCTGCAGCGTCCCGGCAAGCACGGAGTCCTGGCCTGACAGCTTCTGAATCCAAACCTGAATGGGTCGGCCTTGGATCAGCTTGTTGGGGATAGTGGCGTAGGTGCTGACGCTGATCCGGGTGATGGTCAGGTCGGCTTGGTTGTTGGGGACGTTGGCGTTGGTGCGGATGACGTGATCGAGCAAATCCACCGTGTCATCCGGCAGCGCGTAGGTCGGCTGACCAGTGGCCAGGGTGATGACGTTCTGCTCGAACGTCCACATGTTGACGCCACGGTTGCCCCAGTCGGCAAACAGCAAGTTCAGGCTGCGACGGGCCGTGCGCAAGTCATAACCGGTGCGCATCTCGCTACCGGCACGCTCAAAGGCTTCCTCAACAAGTTCGTTGAGGTCAAGATCGAACGCTGCTACGCCTGAAGTTGTCACGTTGGTACGCCTTAAATCATCGAGGGGTCAAAACCGCCGCCGAAGCCGCCACCCATCTGATTCATAAATCCACGGCTACCGAACCCGCCACCGAACCCACCACCAAACGGGCTCGCGCCGCCTTGCGAGTTATACCCACCAAATCCTTGACCGCCGCCGAAACTAGCGCCAAAGCCTTGACCACCGCCAAAGCCTTGACCACTGCCCATATAGGGGTTGAAGCCGCCGCCGAAGCTACCAAAGCCCTGGCCACCACCAAAGCCGCCGAAGCTATTGCCGCCCATATAGGGGTTGAAGCCGCCGCCGAAGCCCTGCTGACCGCCGCCGAAGCCGCCGCCCATGTAGGGGTTGAAGCCGCCGCCCATGTAGGGGTTGAAGCCGCCGCCCATGTAGGGGTTGAAGCCGCCGCCAAAGCCACCACCAAAGCCGCCGAAGCCGCCGCCCATGTAGGGGTTGTAGCCCATGCCGTAGCCGCCCATCTGATTGAACAGACCGCCCAAGCCACCCATGAAGGGGTTGAACTGGGGTTGTTGCGCCGGAGGAGCAGGCTGGTCAAGGGAGCCAACAAAGTTTCTCCACTGTTGCGGCGAAGTTCCCCGTCCTGGCTGTCCCAGCGCCCCCATAATATCGGACGGCTTTAACCCGGCCATATCCACCCCACCCGGCGTCGGTGGATTAGCCACAGCTCGCCCACTGTTGTTTAGCTGCTCGGAACCCGTAAGCATGACATTGGCTTGTTCTGGATTAGTTGGGGGAAGTCGCCCAATTAGTTCGGCAAGTTGAGGCCCAAACACACCCGGCTTCGACACAGGCATACGGTCTTGCGGATTCCGCGCAGGCATGCCACGAAACGGCATAGGGTTTACACGGGGCCCATACCCAGGAGCGTAGCTGTTGCTACCGGTACCGAGGTCAATGCGTCCGGTCAAAGGGTCGATAGCGCCAGTACCGCCCATCGTTCCTAAAGTTGCGTTACTCATCTGAACCTCGCGGTCTTCTTGGCGATGGCCTTGGGTTGCGCTACGAACTGCTTGCCGGAGGCTTTGCCTGCTCGCTTTGCTCGGGTTGAGGCGGCGTACTCTTGGGGGGAAAGAGCTTTGATCGCAGCTTCTGGAAGGTATCGCTCACCAGTTTTACTAGACGGTTTACCACTTTTGGTTCTCCACTTCTGGTCAGTCCAGTCCTTCAGCGACTGCTGCGACTTCTTAGTCACGGTACCCGCCGCCCTTAGCCTTGTACTGCTTGGCCAGAAGCTGCGCCTTGCGGGCGCTCCACTGACCTGCCGCCGTGCCCTGCGTAGCCTGCCCCTTGATCTTCTCGAAGAGCGACTTGCGCATACCGGGCTTGGTGTAGTTGCCCGCTTCGTTGACCTTGGACTTGGTGGTCCCGCCTTCGGCGTACATGTCAACGTCGTTCGGGTCATCCTTGCGTCGGATGACCTTCTTCTTGGGCATCTTGGAGGGGGCGATTGCCCCCATCCCCCGGCTCGGCATCATGTCAGCACTTGCCGCCGCGCTTCATACCCAGGGGCTTCGATGCGGCCATCTTGACCATCGTGCCCTTGGTCTTGCCCTTGGTGGCCACACCATCGCGGCTCGGGGCAGCGGTCTTGACGGTACCCATCTTGGCGTTGGTGATGCCACCGGTCGCCATCTTCTTCATGCCCTTCATTTCGGATTCCTCATGTTTGATCATTGAACGGGGAGCACCGGCCTTCTTCATGAAGCCGATCTCCTTCTTCACCATCGCCTTGGACTCTTTCATTTCGCCACCTTCTTTGAACTTGCGGCCCTTGTCCGCTTTCAAGAACTCTTCCCCCACAGCCTGGGGGACGCCTGCTTTCTTGGCGAACTTGGGGTTTGAAGCCACCGCCGCCATGAACCGATGCTGCTTACCGCTAACTGAGGGCACTTCTCTGCTCCTTCATGTAGGCGTCCAGCTTGCCCTCAAGCCGATCCAACCGAGCAATCACCCGGTTCATATCGTCGTGCACGTCCGACTTCGTGACGTACTCCTTGGCGATCTCCTCCCGCGTGCGGTTGAGGAGAATCTGAATGCGCTTCACCTCGTCCGAATGCGACTTGATCACCCAGAGGATGATCGCTGACAAGAAGGACAAGATGATGTTCCATATCATCAGTTCCATGTCAGTACATCTTGCACTTGGTCTTTCCGCGTGAGGCAATGCCATCAGCACGCTTGGAAGCAGAGCCAACTGAGCCGCCATTGGCATACTTCTTCATGCCTTCGGCTTTGCCACCCTTGCGCATGGTCATCGGGGTGCCGCGACCTACACCACCAGGGGTGGGCGCGGGGGTGTTGCCGGACATAACAACACGACCACCGACCGGCCTGTCCGAAGTAGTCCCAGGACGAGGCTTTGTGGGCATCGGACGGGGCATGGGCTTGGGTGCCGCTGCCGCCCGTTGCTCGGCTCGCTGAAGCATGGCTTGAACGTCGGGATCGTCTTTGTAGTTCGCCGCAATCTTACGGAAATTTTCGAGTGCCATGGGTTTTCCTTAACAGTTCCAAGCCCGCAGGCTTTTGTTAATCCTCGAATTCGGATCTTTTGCGGTCTTTTCGCTCGTCAACTTCTTTTTCATACCCTTCATGCGGGCGCAGAAAGAGTCGCGGCGTGGCCCGCCCTCCGGCTGTGGAGCCTTCAGTCCGGGCTTCCCTGGATTCGCGGCGTTGTAGGAGGCTCGCCCCTTGGCGTTCAAGCCGCCCTTGGGGTTCTTCCCTTCCTTGCGCTGCCATGCCGGTGATTTAGCCATAAAAGATCGTCGTGGTGACGTTACTGACCAAGCCAACGTAGATACCGTTCTCGGCCAGGATGCCCTCACCGGGAATGATCACGTTGAACGCTGTCGGGTTGTACGAGTCAGCCTCCAACAAGAGATCGGCGTACATGGTAACTGCAGGACTTCCAGTGATGGTGCCCGACGCAGTATCCGTAACCGTGAACGTGTTGGCGTTGGATACCGTCACAGCGTACACGTTGGTCGTCGCCGTGCCGCCAGTGCCTGCCGAAAAAGACAGCCATACGCGGTCGCCAGTGGCAAGCCCGTGATCAGTGATGGTCACCGTTACCGTGGTGGTTGAACGCCCGTACGTGCCGGTCTGAGCCAGATTGTTGGCGTACACCGTGTTGCGCGTGGCAGCACTGGCATTGGCCGAAACAATCGCACCCTTGAGACGCGTACGGTAGCTGACCGCTACACCAGACGCAGCTAGGTGCGCTGATTTAACGTCATATTGCATCGCCATGATGCGCTCCTATTAGGCAGGAGTGATGGTCGTAGTGCCGTCGCCTGCATCAATCCACGTGCTGCCCGCAGTGGAGCCTTGCGCCACGTAGAAAGTCTTGGTCGTGGTGTTGTACAGGGTTTTGCCCAGAGCCTTGCCGGACGTATTAACCGCATTGCCGATTGCACCAAGTGCGGCCGAAGTCGTGGTGGTCGAGGTCAGAGCGCCCGTGACATTACCAGTCACGTTACCCGTCACGTTACCCGTGATGTTGCCCGTGATGGAACCGATAAAGCCATTGGTCGAAGTAACCGGGCCGGAGAAGGTAGTGGAAGCCATGCTTCAATTCCTCAAATTGCGCTTGCTGTCTGTGAGGTCAGTCCGCCAAGCCGGTCAGCAAGCAGGTTGGAATCTTGGGACTGTCGAGTTTATACACCCGCCGCAGAAAAAAGAAAAGGGGGCCGAAGCCCCCTTTTCCGTAGAACCACTTAGGCTCCGGGAGAACCCCAGATACCCAGCGGATCAGACCAGCCGAACGAATAACGCTCGCGGGCCTTGTAGCGCACGTTGCCGGTGTCGAAGTCACCGTCCATCGAGGTGGACATGGCCACACGCTCGAAATGCTTCATGCCGTTGGGAACGTCGGTCAGCAGGTACCAGCCGTTCGTGTCGGTCAAGAAGTGGTTGACGGTGTAGCCACCGGGGATGGCACCCATCTGCTTGATAGCGTTGATGTCGTTATCAGCAGTAGCCACGCGCAGTTCGGTGTCAAGCAGACGCTTGGCAACGAACATCAGCGAGGGCGGGATCACCATCTTGGTGGGCTTGGCGGCGATCAGCAGACCACGTTCGTCCGTCCACGCTGCGATCTGGATCACAGCGTTTTCAAGGGCGGTTTCGTTCAGGTCCACACCAACGGTCGGGCTGTTGTAGTTCACACCACCGGAAACCAGGGTGTGGCCCACACGGGTGCCAGACGAGTTGTTGCCGAACAGCGAAACACCGTCACCACCGGCATAGGTGCCGTTGAAGCCGTTGTTGATCACCGAAGCGGCCTTCACCTGCTTGGTGTACGCCATTGCACGGGCCAGAGCCTTGGTGTAGCGGGCAGACAGACTGTCATACAGGTTGTCTTCCACTGCTTCCTCGGTGATCGAGAAGCCAAGGGCGATAGTCTCGTGGTTGTAACGAGCGGTAAAGGCTTCCTGTGCGTTGTCGTACTGGATTGCCTGACCTTCGTTCTTCACCGGAGCGGCACTGAAGCCAGCCAGCTTGGTTTCTTCTTCAAAGGAACGCTCGGACTTTTCAGTCTCGTAGATTTCCTTATGCTCTTCGCCGTAGCGAGCGTACTCCATGCCGAACAGGGCGTTCAGACCGGGCAGGAGTTCCTTGAGTAGTTGGGCACGAGAGATTGCCATTTCAGATCACTCCTTATCAGGCAACGCCAGTTGCATTCGTGTACGAATGCTGGCCGATGTTGAACTTCACCAACACATCGGTCTTGGCATCACCCACGGTCGAACCGGGAGCGTTGACGAAACCGACCAGACGGAAGCCAGCGGTGCCAGCTTGCGACGTGGCGCTCAGGGCCGACAGCGAGTTGCCCGAGGTGGTAGAGCCACCCGTGCCTGCCGTACCGCTCTGAGCAGCGGCGAAGAACATGTTCTGACCCAGCTTGGTCTGACCAACCGAGCCATCAGCCTGGGCTTGGAACACGGCGCGGTCATCATCCACGACGTATGCCACACCGTTCAGGGCGTTGGCGGGGTAGTACTGAGCGAACACAGTCTGACCCTGCGTATTGGTGTACGAGCAACCCACGAAGACACCAATGGTGCCTGCGGGGAATGCGTCACCCGTTCCACCAGTCTCAGTCACGAGATTGATGTAGCCGTCAGTGTGAATCTTCACAACTTGGCCATAGAACAGGTTGGTGCCGTAACCGGCGGGGTCAATTAGAAGTTGACGCGTCTCTCCGGCATAGGGGAGGCCGTCAACACGGTTTACGGGCTTAAGACCGTAAGGTGCGGCGGTAGCAGCCATGTAAAGACTCCTTATTTGGAACCAGAACCGAACCCACCTCCGCGCGTCGAACTGGACTTGCGATCCGAGAACAACGGCATCCGTGGATCATTGTTTCGCATGAAGTGGTTGTCCACTGAATCCATCTGAGCTTGCGCCTGTCTCTGGTAGTACTCATCCCGTGCTTGGACCCTTTCGGTCGGTTGTTTGCACAGCATCAGTCCACCGATCTCGACGTTGCCATTGGTGTTACCCACCAGCATCAGTTCAGGATGGTCTGCCGCCTTAACCGGTTCCCAACCATCGCGCAACTTGCGAGACACGTTGGTGGGGTCTGCCTGTCCCAGAATATGCGTAGCGATCCAACGATACGAATACCCCGGCTCAGGAGTCGGGTCGGGCAGCGAACTCGGAGGTGTATACACAACCCGAGCAGATTTTTCGCGTGACTGCAAGTCACGAGGCATACGGTTTTGAGTTTCAGCCATTTCGGTTCTCCAGTTTTGCCACTTGTGCAGCGTATTGCTGTGGGGTCAGGCCCAGCTTCTTAGCCAAAGCAACTTGTGTTTGGGTCAGACGGATTTTTCCGGCGCTCGTCGTGCGGGCGGCGGGAGCCACGACCGTAGTGGGTTTCTTTTGAACCTCACCCGTCTTCGGCTTGTCTTCGTTACCACCGAAAATTTCGGGGAACTTCGACTTCATGCGACCGTCAATCTGGTCGAAATACTCATCGGAGCGAGGGTCAACACCCCCGTTGACTAGCTTCTGGTGCAGCCCTAGTGCGTAGCTGGTGTATTCCTCAAACCCAGGTTGCCCGAACCACTGGTTTTTAGCCTGCCAGCGCAGGGATTTCTCGTCGGGTTGAACCTGAGTTTGTGGTTGTTGCTGAGTTTGTACCGGAATTTCTCGGGTCTGTAAAGCCTGCGGACGGAATCTTTTGGCTTCTTCAACACGATACTTGGCCTCGGCCAACGACTCCTGAGCCGCAATGATGGCGTCGGTGTCGAAGGATTCTTGGGCTTCCTTCAGTTTGCGACGCGCCATTTCTAGTTCGGACTCCGCTTCCTTGCGGGCAGAGTTAACCAGAACCTCCTGGCCTTCGTTGTAGCTGTGCTTGAGCCGGTTGTTCTCGGCGATAAGCTGCTGTGCAAGACGCTCCAGTTCAGCCTTTTCCCTGGCCACAGCCTCTTTCTGACGGCGCTCGTCGTGACGTGCGTGCGTCAGTTCCTTGATGCGAGACTGCACCTTGTCCGAGTAGGACTCAATCTCCTCGTCGGTAGGGTCTGAAACCTCTTTGTCCAGGGGTTTGCGACCGCGATCTCGCTCAGGCGTATCGTCAACGACTTCGATCTCTACATCGCCTTCGCCTTCGCCTTCGATCTCGACCTTAATGTCGGTGTCTTTCTCGTCAGGGAACTTGAACTCTTCTTTATCGATTGCCATAAATCACTCCTTCAAGCGCGGGTGAGGCCGCGAGGGTCTTGCACAACAGCATCGACCTGATCGTCATTGATCAGACGAAACTCCTTGCCGTAAATCTTGAACCGTGTGCCCGAGTAGGTGCGCACGAGGACAAAATCTCCAGCCTTACACCATGCCCCGTTGGGAAACTTGGCGGTGTCTTTGTATGCGTCGGGCCCAACCTTCAGCACGAACAGCACCGTGGTGGCGTGTTCTTCCTGCTTCATGAAGGAGTCGGCCTTCAGCAACGATGAATTCTCAAAAGTCTGAGAAACATCGGGTACGATGCACAGCAACTTCCAGCCCGTGGGCTCGGGAAGCTGGGTAGCTTTTTGCTCGTCGCTTGCGTCCTCGGCAGGGGCTTCCTGCGGTTGGATCGTTTGGGGCAGGGTAATCCCTGGGGGTAGCAGTAGTCCTGCTTCAGTCATCTGCATCTTCGGCTTTCTTTGCAAGGTCAAGGATGTAACGCTCCGCCATCGCCAGACCTTGGATGACGCCGCAGAGCTTCTGATATTCCTCAAAGGAGCGGCACGAACCACCCGCCAAGTCATCGGCGTAGTTGTTCATGTCGTTGCGTATTTGGTCGCGCAATACGCGTGCGAATTCTTGGATCACTTGGTGTTCCTAGTGGATTGGCGTGCTGTATCAGCACGGGCTTTGGCGATCTCGACGCCCAGCCGGACGCCATCACGCTCACTGTCGGCCTGCATCTTGGCCTTGTCTTTCTCAATCTCCGCTGCCACCTGCATGCCGCGAAGCTGAAGGTCTCCCTTGACGCGCTCTTGCTCAAGCTCCTGCTTGTCCGCAACAGCCGTAGCGTCGATGGCCATCTTCTGCGCCTTGAGCGCGATTTCTTGCTGAGCCGTCTGCGCTTTGACCTGCATCTCCTGGGCCTTGATCTGCAACTCCTGCTGACGAAGCTGCAACTCGGCCTGCTGCATCTGGATCACGGGGTCTTGTGCCTGCTGCTGAGCCTGCATCATCGCGGCCTGCTGCTGGTTCTGCTGCACCACCTGCTGTGCAGCCTGCGCCATCATGGTGGACAGTGCGATCTCCATCTGCGGCGGCAGTTCCTCGTCCTCGGGAGGCAGCGGCATGCCCAACTGAGCCTCAACTGCCTTGCGCATCTTGTAGCCGATGTGTTCAGCAATATGCGCCTGGAGCGCGGCAAACAACTGCTGCGCCTGCGGGTTCTGGCCCAACTGCGCAGCAATCGCCGGGTCTTGCATCATCATGTTGTGCACAGCGATGTGAGCGTCGTGATCTTGGTGCAAGAACGCCTTGACCGGCTTGAGCTTGAGGATGTTCTGGTTCTCAGTGACCGGATCAGTTGGCTTCTCTTCGTCCGGCAGCGGGACGAGCTTGTCCGCGTTCTTGATACCCAACACGTCGAGCATCGACCGGTGCAACTGCGGCAGGTCGTAAATATCCGGGGCCATCTGCGCCATCTGGATGACGGCTTGGTACTGCACCACCCGCTGCGACATCGTGGCCGCATTGGGGTCGCTCACCGGGATGACATCGACCTGATCGTAGTCGCTCTGCTTGGCTCGCTTGGTGCCGTACTCAGGGTCGTAGGTGTAGTCCGGGTCGGTGTAGTCGCGGATGATGCTCTTGAGGAGCTTGAACTCCTGCTTGAGCGAGTAGTGCGTGCGGGCCTGGACTGCCGTCAATATTTTCAACTGACGCTCAAGCAACGCCAGGGTCGTGCCCACGGGCGCCTGGGCCGACATGTCGCTGACCTTCATGTCAGCGGTGGCGGCGAAGCGACGGCCTTCGTCAACGATGTTGCCGAGGAGTTGATACAGAACGCCGGACGGCTCCTTGTAGGGCAGCGGCAGGATGCTGTCGCGGATGTTGCCACTGGCCACATCGACATCGCGGAACTCGCCCGGAGCGATGGGGGTGTCATCCCCCTTAATTCTCAATCCACGGCTCTTCAGTCCACCAGGGAGGTTAGACAGAGTGCCAGCGTCAACAAGCTGACGCATGAGCGAAGTAGCACTCTTTGCAAAGCCACCGATAAGATGGAACAGGCCAAAGCCATACGCCCCGAAGCCAGGGACGTACTGGTAATGCACGAAGTGTTGGCGCTTGAGCTTGAGGGGGTCATCCTCGTTCCAGTTCCTGTAAATGCTCAGGATGGTGTTCGTGCCCCGGATCAGGGTCACGACATAGGGCACAGCGATCTCGCTGTCACCTTCGCCAAACGGATCGTCTGGGATGTGCAGATCGACGTGCACCTCCATGAGCGTGAAGCGATCATCATTGAGATCACTGAAGCCCGTCTCCTTGTCCTTGGCCTGCTGGATGTCGGACTTGTTCTTATCCGGCTCACCCAGTTCTACTTCGCGGTAGAAGCCTGCGGCTTGCAACTTAACGAGGTCGTTCTTGCTCTTGCGCATGACGTGCGCCAAGCGGCGGCACGTATCCATGTCAGTGGTGCCGTACGGCAGGATGATGTCCTCCGCAGGCACGAACATGGAAACTTGTCTTCCTAAATTAGGGTCGTAGTACACCTTCTTGAACGCTGAGCCGGTGGCGGGCAGGCTCCACAGCATGCGCTCGTGCTCGGGGCGGAACTCCTTCATCACTTCCGTGAGTTCAAAGTTCATGTCGTCCTCGACGCGGACAGCCGACTCTTTCTTCTCAGGCGTCTCTTTGCCGATGATCTTGGTCTTGACCGGGCCCGCTGCGGGGAATGTCTCGGTGATCATCTCAGACTGGAAGCGCACAACGGCTTCCGTGATCATCGGGTGGAACACACCACAGGCGCCGTTCCACGGCTCCGTCCTCTCCTCCATCTGCAGGCCCAACAACTTCAGGCCGTCCACGTACGCCTTCTCCCACTCTTTGCGGGAGGCTTTGTCTTGGTCGATGTCGGCCATCAGGTCGCCGCCCAGACCCTCAATGAAGCCCGAGTCCAGATACTCAGCGAGGTTGGCGTCGAAGTCCTCAGCGGTCTTGGGCTCCGGGGTGAGGCTAATCTCCATACCGTCGATGCCGATGTTGACCTCTTCGGGGTCAATGATCTCAATCTCAAGCTCGGGTTCTGCCTGCGCCAACTCTTCGATGCCGGTGGGGGCAGAGTACAGCGCCTTGTCGATGTTCGTTGCCATGTCTGGCCTTTCCTAATCAGTAGTACGCCGCTTTGCGTGGCGTGAAGTAGCCCTGCTCGGCCTCATCAGAGTCCAGGCTAATGAACCCGCCCTGGCGGAAGCGCAGCAGGGCTTGGGTCGTAGTATCCACGTAGTCGTCGTTCTCGCCTACTGGGAACGCCGCCATCTCCTCGATCACCTCCCGGGCCCACCGCGTGTCGGGCGCCCAGACTTTCCCAGAGAAGAACAGGTCTGCCACCGCGTTCATCCGCACCACCTTGTCGTTGCCGCGTGACGGTGTGTACTCAGCCACAGGGATGCCCATGTTCCTCAGTTCATAGATCAGCGGCGCGCCTGCGGCCTTCTTTTCCACGATGAACGCGTCGGGCTCCCACTCCTTGTAATGCTTGAGCGCGATCTGTTTCAACTCGGGAAACGCCATCCGGTCTTTGAACGCATCGAGCAGGATCAACTGCGGGGCGTCGCCCTCTTCCTCGTTGTACCAAACACCCCAGGTGGTGCAGGCGCTGTAGTCGGAGGTGGTCTTTGTCTCGAACGCCGTGTCCCAGGACTGGATCACGTACTCGCACTGGGGCGGATCGTCTTTTGGCCATAACCGCCAGTGCTGCCGCCCCACGATGGCAGAGGAGTCTGCCGTGGGCTGCTGCATGTACTGCGCGTTCCAGAACCTGGGGTCGAGGTTGGCCTTCTTAGATTTGAGTTGGTCTAGTGGCCACTGGTCTGGCCACAGAGACTTCTCGTTCTCCGTGCCCTCGTTCAGGATCGCGGGCAGTTCCACGATCTCCCACTGGTCGGCGTCGGGGTTCTTGGTCTGGTAGTCGATGAGCCGTCCGGTAAGGTCCAGTAGCGACCACCGGGTCATGATGACGATGATGGCACCACCCGGCATCAAGCGCTGCAGCGGGCCTGTTTGGAACCAGTTCCACGCCGTGTCGAACGCGAGGCGGCTGTTGATCTTTACATCTTGCTCAGAGTGAGGATCATCAATAACGAATAGATCAGCACCGCGACCAGCCAGAGCGCCACCAACACCCGCAGCGTAGTACTGCCCACCCTTGGATGTAGACCACTTCCCAGCGGCCTTCTGATCCTCGGCGATGATGGTTTCTGGGAAGAGTTCGGCATACTCCTCACTCGCAACCAAGTTGCGAATCCTTCGACCAAAGTCTTCAGACAGGCCCGCTGTGTGCGTGCCCATGATGATCTTCTTCTCGGGAAATTTACCCAAGAAGTACGCCGGAAACAAGTAGGAACTGAACTCTGACTTGCCCATGCGGGGCGCGATGTTGACGATCACGCGCTTTTTCTTGCCCGCGAGCACGTCCTCGAAGATGCGAGCGAGCTTTTTGTGGTGGGGCCCCACCTTAAACCCCGGATAGACGTGCTTGGCGAAGCCGATGAGGTTGGTTTTGGCCAGATTTCTGGACATCCGGCGCTCTTTTTCCTCCAGAGCGTCGAAAAGCTCGATTTTTTCCTGCAGAGACAGGGTTGGGAGCGCGGCCTGGATGGCCGAAAGCTCGCGCGGTGTCAGAGACGTGAGTTGATCAAGTCTCATCGGGGGTTTGTGCGGTGGTTTCGTCCTCGGACGCGATATCTATGACGTCCGTAACCCCCATGAAGCGGTTGATCTTCTCCTTGATCTTGGCTTCGATCTCGGCATCCGACAGATCGGTCTTCTTGACCTCCACCCGCTCCGTGAACAGCGCCACTTCAGTGACCCGCCCGAGCATATCGAGCGCTTTCAGCCGGATTTTTGCGTCGGGGTGCTTGGTTTCTTCAAGGATTTGGCTCACGGCGTAGCCGCGAAGCTCCTTGGCCTGCTCCACAAACGCCCAGTCATAGGCCACCAACATGCCCGTGAGGTGCCGCACAGCGGGTGGAGTCTTCAACTGGATGAGCGCCTTGCGCTGTTCCTCCGGTGACTGGGTAGTCATGGCCTGAAAAGCCTGCCGCGCTTGGGATGCGGCTACTGCCTGTTGGGATTCTTCGGCGTTGGTGGCGCCCATCTCCTTGAGCCAGTCTGTGGTGGATACTTGAGCGGCCAGGATTTCATCCGAAGTCGCCTTGTCCAACGGTACCACCTCGTCAAGAGTGGCCATCGGGGGCTGAAAATCAAGCAGGTGGTCAAGCATTTCGATGCGGGGCTTGCGTCCGTAATTGGGCGGAGTGTATAGTGGGTACCGGGTAGCGTGCAAGCGTTGCCTTGGTTGGTTGCGTTTGTTTCTCCTTCAGTTGCTAAAACTGATCTGGCCCCGGCTGCAAAGCGCGGGGCTTTTTTTCGCCTGTGCTTGTCAAATATTTGACAAGAGTTATTGGGATTTTTGTAATATGCCGGGGGGTATTTATTTTGGCTTTATATGGGGGTGGGGGTTTATTTTGGTGGCTGAGATATTGAGTTTTGAAAAAATGTGGAGTGTGGTTGGGGATTAGTGTTCACACAACTCCGCCCCCTCGCTGTCAATATCGGGGGGTGGGGGTATGGTGGGGGTCGAGATACCCAGTTTTTCAAAATCCCAGAAAACCCCATTTGGTAAAATAGATTCATCGGTTGGGAATCGTCCCGCCGACAACTCGGGGAGAAATCTCCCCACATCACTCGGAGGTATCCATCATGGCAACACTCAATCAATTCGCTTGGCAACTCGGCGCCCATGCTCGTCAGACCCTGGATCATTCCCTGGTCTGGCACAAAGCCTACGTCAAGGCCGAGCCCGCAACGCAAGCCGCGTGGGAGGAAGGCTTCTGCACCAACTTCCTGCTCGGCTACCTTGAGGCCGATGGCAAGCCCATCAGCGAAGCGCAGGCTCGCAAGATCGTGGCAACGCCGCGCGCCAAGCGCAGTGCCGCCCACGAGCGCGTCGTCAACGCGGCCAAGGCCAAGTTCCGCTACCACATCAGCCGCAAGACCAGCAAGCACACCGACCCGGTTGCGCCCACCCGCACGACTGCCGCAGAGAAGGCGGCGTTTGCTCGGTTCCTGGCGGCGTTTGATGGCGATGTGGCGCGTCTGAAGGCCGTCGTCAAGGCCCTTGCCTGATCCCTGGGGAGATTTCTCCCCGATTCCTGGCGCACTCCCTCAGCGCGAGGGGGTTGCGCCTATTCCGTCCTTATAACCGCAAGTTTTGACTCTGGAGGTTTCCATGCTAACTGTGACCTACATCCTGCCCGACTTCTGGGCGTCTGCACTCGTCAACGACGATGCCACTGGCTTGACCGACGACGAACAGGATCAACTCAACGAGTGGCTTCTCGACTACAAGCCGGGGTACTGCATCGGCGTCAGCGACGAACCGGAGTTTAAGAACCGCCACGACGCCACAGATGCAGGCGTCCTTGCCTGCGACTGCCTGACCTACACCTTCCAAAAAATCTAACCCCAGGAGATCACCATGTCCAAGCAACTCAACCTGCGTCTCGGCTCCAACATCCCCGAGCACATCAAAGCCCGCCTTGCCGAACTCCGCGCCGAGTGCGTCCGCAGAGGCGAAGACAACCGCCGCAAGCAACGCGCCCTCGACAACGCCGAGCGCTACGAGACTTGGCAAGAAATAAAGCTCGCCTCACTGCCCATCAAAGGGCGCCGCTGAAGGCCCGACCGGGGAGACTTCTCCCCGTGTCCAACTTTTGTCAGGGTTTACCCTAGGTTTTGGGTAGCTACCCACCTCCTCACTACCTACGGGCGCAACATTGGGTAAGCGTAAGCCGTTGTTTTGTAACGAACTACTACTACTACTACCCAACTACCCATATATATAGAGGTACACCAAAAAGATTTGTTGTTGTACGTCCAAGAACGCCAGCTTTTTTCTTAAAAAAACTTTGCCGGTTGTGTATGCCCAAAAAAATGGGTAGTTGGGTAGTAGTAGCTGCACCCTGAGTAGAATCAACGACTTGCTCTTACCCAATGTTGCGCCCAGACCTAGTGAGGAGCCGGTCAGCTACCCAAACCCTTACACCAAACTGACACTACCATGACACTCAACACCCTCTCCACACCCACCACGCAGCGCTGCACGCTGTGCTCTCGTGACCTCCCCATGCGCTTCTTCCGGCGTTGGTCAGGGCGCAAGCTGCGCCTCGAATCCTCCTGCAACGCGTGCTGTCCGCCCAAACCCTACAAGGCGATGACCAAGCGCGAACGTGAACAAGCCCGGCACACCTCCCACAGCAGGGTGTCGCCTGTCTACCTCGACGCCATCGACCGGCGCGAACGCGATCACTTCAAGAACAGCGTCATGCCTGACCGAACCTATGCAGCCCACGCTCGCACCAGACGCGAGAACTGGAACGCCGCCCTGCTCAACGCCGTGCGTGACGAGTTCCAGTGGGCAAGCAACACCTACCTGCGGTACAGGTCGATGGTGGCCAATAAAAACCAGGCCGAATACAAACCCCACGAAACCTTCTTCGGTTATTACGCCACCCTGCTCAAACAAATACGAGATACCGCCACGTCCAAATCAAAACTCAAGGGCACGCCAATAAAACCCACGATGGAGGAAGCCAATCCACTGACCTATATAACCCGAGAGGAGTTAACCCGGCTGAAATACCTGTACACATATTGCACACCCATCCACGGCAAGCGAAGTGCTGCCCGCGACCCGTGGTTTCTTTTCTGGCAGCAATGACGGGGAGAAATCTCCCCAAGGAGAGTGATCATGACCAAGACCGAGCAAGAAGAACTGCTGTACCAACTGCACATCATCGAGGCGCTAGTGCGCCACACCGCAGAGTTCATGCAGGACAGAGCCAAGTGGGAGCAGTGCACCAACTTCAACGAGGCGGCACTCCACCGACTGAACAACCTGATCTACCAAGTGAAAGGAGAAGCCAAGTGAAAGACAACATCACCCACATTCAACCCAGACCCACCAGTGACGACGACTTCACGCACGCCGCAGGCATGATGTCCGTCGGCGGGCACTTCGCAAGCTACATCGCCCACGCCTACTTCGTGGCGGATAGCCACAACAAGGAGCGACTGCGCGCGGCGTTCCCCGACCTGTTCACCAAGTTCTTCAACATGTACCTGAGCCAAAGGAACCAAGCATGAACATCAAAAGCATCAACAACACCGACTTCCTCTTCTCGTCCGAAGACAGGTTCTTCAACGCGTCGGTGTGCTTCAACGTGACCGAGACAACCTGGGGCTACTACGTGTACTGCTACGCAGGCGACGACCACGTGAGCAGCAACCGCTACGACACCCGTGAGGGGGCGCACGCTGCCGCCGAGGTGTGGGTCAAGGCGATGGAGGCAATGGTATGAATAGAAGCGGCATCACACTGGCGCTGGCCACGATTGACCTGAGCCACGAGGCGGATGGGCACTGGCACGCACATCTGCACTACAGAGGTTCACGCATCGCGCCCGGTGCTCCGCTGGTGGTCATCAGGCCCACCCGACAGGACGCATACGACGCAGCCAAGCGCGTGCTGCACCGGTATGGGTACGTGCGCCACACCATCCAGTGACCGGGGAGATTTCTCCCCAGTTTTTTTCAGCCCGATACTTCCCATAGGTTTGGGAAGGGTGTACACTGTCCACCATTGGACAACCCGATGGGGCGGCGGGACTTCCGCCCCGACTCTCAAAGGAGAAACCAAATGGCACATCAAATCATGATCAAGAACGGCGTCGCTCAATACGCATCCACTCAGCGCGAGTGGCACGGCCTGGGGCAACTGATGGTTCCGAACCAGTCTATTGAAGACTGGCAAGCCGCCGCAGGCATGGACTACGAGGTGCAGCGTGGCTACGTGCGCTACGCCACCGAGCGTGGGCAGAACGCAGACCAGATGAAGGTGGTGAAGGACAAGGTGGTGCTGTTCCGTTCGGACACGAAGGATGCACTGGGCGTTGTCTCCGACAGCTACAAGGTGGTTCAGCCCCGTGAGGTGCTGGAGTTCTTCCGTGACTGGGCGCAGGCCGGTGGCATGACGATTGAAAGCGCCGGGGTTTTGTTTGGTGGCAAGCGGTACTTTGCTACCGCCAAGCTCGCCGAAGGCGTATGCGTCGATGGGTACTCGGACAAGGTTGTGCCCTATGCCCTGCTCTCCACCAGTGCGGATGGATCGCTCGCAACCGAGGCCCGGTGGACGACAGTGCGCGTGGTGTGCAACAACACCCTGAGCATGGCACGCGATGCCAAGGCCGCAGTGCGGGTGACGCACCGGTCTGAGTTCAAGGCAGACGAGGTGCGCGGTGTGATGGAGAACGCCAACGAGGAGTTCCGCTCCTTTATGGAAACCGCCCGCCTACTGGCAGGCATCAAGGTGTCCCGCACCCTGGCCGAGGACATGACCGTCCACCTGTTCAAGACCGGTGCCAAGGACGCCGATGCAGTGCGCGAGTCGCGTGGGTTCGTGCGGGTGATGGAGTTGTTCAACGGCGCGGCCAAGGGTGCCGTGCTTGAGACAGCGCAAGAGACTGCGTGGGGTTGGCTCAACGCAGTGACCGAGTACACGGATCACCACATCCGTGCACACAACGAGGAGAACCGCAAGGCATCCGCCCTGTGGGGCCCAGGCGACACGCTGAAGAACCGGGCGGTGGAGTTGGCACTCGCTGCCGCCTAAAAGTTTGGGGAGATTTCTCCCCATCTCGTGGGGAGCTTCGGCTCCCCGTCCTTTCTGTAGTTCCTTTCAACTGGAGGTTTCAATCATGTCTTACAACCTTGAGAAACTTGACCCCGACTACGACGAGGTGCTGATGGGCATTGTGTTCCGTGATGCGTCGTGGGTCGTGGCCAAATACCGCCGTTGGTTCAACCGCCAACGACACGCTTTCCCCCTGCACCCCATCGTGGACGCAGCGATGCGCCTGTGCCGCCCTGCTGACTGGCACCTGCTCCTGCTTGAGTGGCCGCACACGTCCGAGTCCGACCCGTTCAAGATTGCCTACACCCGTGACGAGCGTGCAGGTGAGGCCGACCGGGTGGTGACGACAACGATGGGGCGCTACCTCATGCGCCACTTCCCGATGCTGCCTGATCACTACGTCCGTGATCTCGTGGCCCTGCACTCACCACTGAAGTCTTCCATGTACTTCGCTCGCACAGTCGAGGAGATCGTGCAGGGTGTGCAGCAGGGGCCCAAGTCGTGCATGTCGTGGGAGAACAGCGACATCGACGAGCATCCGTACAGCGTGTACAAGCCCGAGTATGGGTGGCACTTGGCGCTGCGCCGTGAGGCTGACGGCGTGATCTGTGGCCGCTGCCTGTGCTGCGAGGATGCCAACGGCAAGCGCTTCGTGCGTTCCTACAAACGTGACCGCAATGGTGGCTACAGCAACGCCGACGAGCAACTGGAGGCATGGCTCAGGGCGCAGGGCTACGAGAAGGACAGCGGGTGGAACGGCTCACGCTTCGCGTACATCAAGCGCCGCAACGGGTGGAGCGAGTCGTTCCTCGCGCCCTACCTCGATGGTGATGAGCAGGGTGTGCGTATGGGCCTGGAGCCTGACGGCAGCAAGTTCCTACACATCGTCGAGGATTGCGAGGCTGAGTACACCTGCAACAACACGGGCGGTGAGCCAGACGAGGCGGAGTCTGCGACGTGCGAGCACTGCGGCGACTCGTTCGACGAGGACGACGCCACCTACGCCGGGTATCACGAGGACTACCGCATCTGTCCTTCTTGCCGTGACAACGAGTTCGTGTATGGCTACGGACGCAGTGGCAACGAGTACTGGTTCACCTACGACGAGTCAGTCGAGGTCAACGGCAACTACTACCACTGTGACTACCTGCACGACAACGACATCGTGTGTGATGTCGATGGTGATTACCAAGAGCAGAGCGACTGCGTATTCGTAGACCGTGACGGCGAGTGGTATCCCGATGGTGACCGACGCATTGTGTGCAAGCACAACGACGAGTACGACCTGCGTGATGAGTGCGTAGAGATCGACGGCCAGTGGTACCACGAGGACGATGACGCCGACGAGATCGCCGAGTTGCGCGGCGAAGAAGAAACTGAATGATCAACACAAGGAGAAACACCATGACACAGACCAACACCATCCTGTTCAAGACCCTCGACGCTGCGCTGTCCCTGCGCCGCCCACATGGATCGCCCGAGGTTGCCACGCTGCTGATGTGGCTGATGAACAACCTGCCCGAGCACCTGGGTTGCAGCATTGATGCAGCAGGCAACATGCACGTGGATGCCAGAGAAAGTACAGATAACAGAACCCTCTTCATCGCTCACGTGGACACGGTGCACCGCACAGGCGGCGACAACGTGGTGGATAAGTCCGATACGCACTGGAGTGCAGGCATGAAGGATCAATGCCTGGGCGCTGACGATGGTGCAGGTGTGGCCGTGCTGATGCACCTCATGCACAGCGGTGTCCCTGGCTACTACATCTTCAGTCAGGGTGAGGAGTGCGGCGGTATCGGTGCCAAGTTCCTGGCCGACTACGACGACGCCACGCTGCTGCAGTTCGACCGCGCCATTGCCTTCGACCGCAAGGGTATCGACAGCGTGATTACGCACCAGTTCGGTGGGCGCTGCTGCTCCGACACCTTCGCTATGGCCCTGGCCGATGCGCTCAACGCTGCGTCATACGACGCGCTGTTCCTCTCGCCTGACAACACTGGTGTTTACACCGATACCGCAGAGTTCACCGGCCTGATCCCCGAGTGCACCAACATCAGCGTGGGCTACGAGGGTGCGCATGGTGACAAGGAGAAGATCGACGTGGTGTATCTGCAGTTCCTTGCCGATGCCTGCGCTGCCATCGACTGGGATGCGCTGCCCACTGACCGTGACCCGAGCGTCAAGGATGTGGACGACTGGGGTTGGAACAAGGGCTACGACTGGGGCGCTGTGGGCGACGATGGTCTGGATGGTGTGCATCAGGTCAAGGGCGCGTTCATTCCCGAGTACACCCTTGAGGTCGAGTTGCAGGAAGCGCTCGACGATGCCGCGTTTGGACGCCCCACCACGCTCATCAACCTGATTGCCGAGCACATCTATCCCGAAGACCCAGTGGTGGCCAAGCGCCAGATGAACAAGAACCGGCTGACCGATGAGGTGTTGGCCTGGGCTGAGGAGATGCTGTACGACGGGCAACCTGCCCGTGACATTTTGGAAGATTTGTTTGCAGGAGTTCAGATGCACTGAGGGGGCTTGCAACCCAACGATACATTGTCTAAACTTGGACTCGGGCAAAGACCCGAGTCTCAAATCAACAGGAGAAATAGCATGAACCAAACTCAACAAACCACCAACAACGTCACCACAATCACCCCCACCAAGATCAACAAGTCCGCGATGATTCGAGAACTGTTGGCCAGTGGTGTACCGCCCACGCAAGTGGCGCTCGATGTGGGGTGCAAGCCGCAGTACGTGTACGGGGTCATGGCCTACGAGCGTAGCCGACAGAAGAAAGCCAAGGCAAAGGCCAAGCGCGAGCGCGATCTGGCCAAAATCGTACCCAAGCGCAAGTATGTGAAGAGTGGCAAGTACTCGAAGAAGGCAGCGGCTGTACCTGCAGCGCCGATTGTGTCGGCAGAAGAGATGGAAGCGCTGAAGGCGCCGCCGACATTGGGCGAGATCAAATTTATTGAGATGCCTGTACCGCAGCCGCACTACAACCTGACGTGGAAGCAACGCTTCGTGGCGTTCTTCTTTGGGAGGGTTTGAGTATGAAGCGCTTTGCTGTTGAACTGTGCCGCACGTCCTACGTCACGGTGATGGTCGATGCTGAATCTCAAGATGAGGCCGAAGAGTTGGCGCTTGATGAGATTGAGAACGATCCAGACTGGGCGCACGGCGACGCTGACTGGGCTGTCGAATCTATCGAGGAGGTGAACCAATGAAAACCAAAGCACTGAAGATGGTGCGTCAGTTGTTTGCGGTGGACTACGTACCCATCCATACACAGCGCCACAACCAACGGCAGTGGGTCAAGTCTGTGCGTCAACTGGGTGACCGATGGCTACTCGCAAAACCAATCGTCGTGCAGAAGAAGCACTAGACCCGCCGCCCAAAGTCTGGCCCTTCCCAACGTGGAAGGGCCGTCCATACAAACCCAAGCGACAACCAAAACCCGATCCGGTGGCGGGACTACCACCAGCACTCTTTTAGGAGAAACAACATGGCAAGAAAAGCAAAGATCACGACCGAGTTCGTCTCAGTCTCACCCGCCCTGGCCCACCAGTGGCTAGCCCAGAACACCAACAACCGCCACATGCGAGAGGACATCGCGCATCGCTACGCCAAGGATATGTCGGAGGGCCGGTGGCAGGTGTCGCACCAGGGCATCGCCTTCTACGAGGACGGCACGCTTGCCGATGGGCAGCATCGCCTGTTCGCAGTGACGGTGTACAACAAGCCGGTGACGTTCCTCGTCACGCGCAACGTCCCGCGCCTAGCTGCGCAGATGATCGACCAACACATTCCACGGCAGGCGCATGACGCCATCAAGATCGCGGGTGGTGAGGACTGGATCGACCGCAACATCGTGGCCATAGCGCGTGTGCTGCTCGGCAACATGGGTAGTGACGTGCACCAGAAGTCGGTGTCGCAGTTACAGGACTACATCGAGAAGTACTCGGAGCCCCTGCGGTTTGCGCACTCACTGTCCGCGCAGCGTCGCAGGTTCCTGACGACTGCGGCAATCACAGCGTGCTACTTCTGCGCCGAGCAAGCGGGCGAATCCCGAGACAAGCTCAAGCGCTTCGGTGAGATCATGGCTACTGGCGAGATCAGTGGCCCGCACGAGAACGCTGCCATCCGCCTGCGCGAGTACCTGCTGCAGGCTGCGGGTGGTGCGTGGATCGGCGCTGCACGCCTGGAGACAGCCAAGAAGGTAGAGCGCGCCATTCAGTTGTTCTGCCGTGGGCAAGCCGTCAGCAAGTTGGTGCTGCCCGAGAAGCTGTCCTACCCCATCCCCCAGTAAGGAGAAGGCCCATGAATCGGTACGAAGAAGACGACATCGACGCACTGGGCCACTTCGCGCTGATCGGCGCGGTGGCCTTCCTCTGCATTGCACTGGTGGTGTTTGCTGCATGGGCGGGGTGGGTGTCATGAGGTGGGACATCGCTGATATGCAGCGCAGTAAGGGGCGCAAGCCATTGCACACCGTTGCGGAGATCGCAGAAAAGCTAGGCATCACCACACAGGCTCTGGCGAAAGCATTGCATGTAGACGGTGCGCCGAAAGTTTCCTTGCGCGGTAGGGACTGCGGGTTCCGAACGCATCCCAACCGGGTGATGTATCGGTTGCCCGAAGTGGTCAAGTGGTATCGGGAGGTGTACATCCCTGTGATCGCCCCGAGTCTCGGGGTGAAGTCAGAGGACAAGTTGGAGCACGAGCGTGCGCTTCGGCGTGAACGTGATCGACGCTACCGCGCACGGCAAAAAGCCAAGAGAGAAGGAGCAGCAGCATGAAATGGCTGACTGAATGGCTTGCCACGGCATGGCTGCTTGCTGCCCTGATCGTGGTGTTCCTCGCCCCGTTCGTAACGGTGGCGGTGTTGGTCACTTACTTGTGGGGGATGGTATGAGCAATGAGCCGGTGGCGTGGATGGATAGCGACGGCGACGTTTACAAAGATGAGCCGCCTCCCAACTGGTGCCCTCCACATACACCCCTCTACACCCAAGACGACACCGCCCTGCTGCGGCAGGCGTTGGAGGCGTTGGAAACTGAAGCCGATCACCCCGGAGTGATTGACGAGCAAGCCGTCAATGACGCCATCACCGCCCTGCGCGAACGACTAGGAGAGAAGACATGACCCCGACAAACAGACTGCGCTTCGTGGAGCGCATGGTGAGTGAGCCAGTAGAGTCCTTCCCGGACGAATCAGTTTTCCGCTCGGTAAAAAGACGCATCCTTCAGCAGTGGTGGGAGAGGCCCAGTATGGGAACCATCAGCATGGGCTTCGGTGACCCGATACCTATCGGGGAAGTCCACGGCGAATGGCGCGATGTGCCGATTGAACAGGAGGAGACATGACCAAGGAAGAACTGATTCGCATGGCGCGGGAGGCGGGGTTTGATCAGACTGGCCTTGCTTCTTTTGAGGAGTTCACCGCAAGGATTGAACGCTTCGCCGCCCTTGTTGTGGAGCACGAGATTTATCAGATAGGACAAGGCCGCATCACACTTACCGGCCATCTCAAGCATTTGCTTGATCACGTGATGGCGGTGGCGGCGCAGCGAGAGCGCGAAGCCTGCGCTCAGTTGGTCGTTGACCTCGACGGCGGCTTGGAGTGGGTCGCCAAAGAAATCAGAGAAAGGGGAACGAAATGAGAAAAGGTTTGTTCGATGACGTACCCATCCACAACCCCGACCGAGACAAGGCGTGGGAGCGGATCATCAAGCGCAAAGACATGAAGGCGATGATGAAGAAGGTCGAGGGATGCAAGTTCCCGCTCGATGGTTCCTACGACCTGTGGTGCATTGCTTGGTCTATTGCATGGACTAAAGGGCACGAGGCCGGATGGGACTCGCGCGGCGAATGGGAGAAGGAAAAGAAATGAACCACATCACCCTACTGATGCGCTGCCATGAACTGCTGCGCCGGGTAGACACCGTGACCCCTGACGGGCGCACCACGCCAGATGGGGACAGACTCGCCAAGGATATAAACAACTACATCAATCAAATCGAAAGCCACACGCATGACTGCTGGTCGTGGGGGCCGGAGCACTACGTGTGCGCGTACGAGAAGATCAAGCAACTACAGGAACAACTGAATGCCATACAAGCCAACGCCGCCAAGCCAAAAGGGTAAGCGCCAGATCAAGATCAACGCCATCACGCAGGCACACCTTATAAAGCTCCTCCTCGAAGGCACCTACACCTGCCAAGAACTGGCCACCGAGACGGGCCTTCACTACGTGACCGTACTCCAATACACACGCGAACTCCATCGCGCAGGCGCTGCCCACATCAGCGGGTGGGAGAAAGACCGGCGCGGGTGTGATGTGGCTAAGATTTACAAACTCGGTGCGGGGCGAGACGCCAAGCGGCAGCGTAAATCTGATGCAGAGAAGCAGGCCGCATACCGCACCAAGCAGCGGCAGATAAAGATCATGGAGTTGTTGAGATGCAGTGCCCCGAGTGCGGCGCCAGTAGCCGAACCCTTGAAACCCGAACCACAACTGGTGGACTAAAACGAAGGAGATACGAGTGTCAGACGTGCACGTTTCGGTTTACGACGAAGGGGACAGCGCAAGACCTTCGCTTCAACCTGCACACCAATCCACACAAGGAGGAGCAAACGCTCGTCAAGAAGGTGGCGCCCACTACAAAGCGCACCAGTACGAAACCTGGGACGTTATCCTTGACTGGAATCTTGGCTACTTGGACGGCAACGCCGTCAAGTACCTCTCACGATGGCGCTTGAAGGGCGGCATCCAAGACCTCAAGAAGGCGCGGCACTACATCGACAAGCTGATCGAAGTAGAAGAAGCAAAGAAATCCTAACGGCGGCTGCATGATTAGGTAACAGTGACAAGCCTTGCAGATGCGACTCACCATTGCCGCCTGCGCAGTGCCGCCCAAGAATGTAGGCTGCGCAGGCACCTCCTTAACCTAGACCGAGGGGGCTAGGAATCTGCATCACCCCCTCACCCCAACACAGGAGTACACATGGCCGCAACACCCGAACGGAAGGTCAAGGACAAGATCAAGGCGATCCTGGAGAAGCACGGCGCTTACTACGCCATGCCCATCGGCAGCGGCTACGGCCACGCAGGTGTGCCCGACTTCCTGTGCTGCATCAGCGGACACTTCTTCTCGGTGGAAGCCAAGGCAGGCAAAGGGAAAACCACAGCCCTACAAGAAGCAGAGATGGCCAAGATAAGAGCCGCAGGGGGCACGACCTTCGTGATCAACGAAGACAACATCAACCAACTACAGGAGTGGCTACATGCTAGGAGAAGTAATGAATGACGACGACAAGGCGTACTACGCCAAGATGGACTCGCAGATCGCTGCGATGCCGCAGGATCAGCAGAAGGCGTTGATCAAGGCGATCAAGCTGATGCTGCGCACGTTCGTCGAAGAGGACACGCAAGGCGTGTTGGTGGTGGCCAGCGCTGACGGGTATCTCACCACGTTGGGACTGAACGCCAACTTTCTTGAGGCCGCATCTATCGTCCACGCATCAGCAGAAGTATTCGCGGACACCATCAAGTGCAACGATGAGGAGATCAAACATTGAGCTTACCTTTCAAGAGGGTGCTTGTAGTAGATTTTGAAACAGCGTGGGACAGACGGGAATACACCCTCTCCAAGATGACCACGGAAGAGTACGTACGCGACCCGCGCTTCAAGGCGTGGGGCCTGTGTTGGAAGGAAGTGGGCGAAGACGCCCGCCCTGTGTGGGTACGAGGCAAGGACATCCAAGCCTGGGTGGATGGCATTGACTGGTCTACAACGGCGGTACTGGCGCACAACGCGCAGTTCGACGTGACCATCCTGTCCTGGCGCTACGGAGCGCAGCCCTGCTTCATCTTCGACACCCTGAGTATGGCGCGTGCACTGCGCGGCATTGAAGTGGGCAACAGTCTGGCCAAACTCGCTGAGGACTTTGAGCTACCGCCCAAGGGCCAAGCGGTGCACAGCACGGACGGGATGTTGGAGTCGATCTCCTTCGAGGTGGAGACAGAACTGGCCGAGTACTGCAAGCATGACGTGGTGTTGTGCGAGGGCATCTTTGATCGCTTGCTTCCAGGCTACCCCGCCAAGGAGTTGCGCCTCATCGACATGACACTCAAGATGTACACCCGCCCCTTGTTGGAACTCGACCGGGTGATGTTGGCTGAGGCCATCGAAGACGAAAGGAACGCCCGTGAAGGACTACTACAGAGGCTCGGCGTGGATGAGGCTTCGCTTGCTTCAAACGAACAGTTTGCTCAAGCGCTCCGAGGGCTTGGCGTGGAGCCGCCAACGAAGATTAGCAAGACGACAGGTAAAGAAACTTATGCGCTTGCTAAGAACGATGCGCTATTCCAGTCGCTTATCAACGGGGACAGGGACGACGTTGCACTCCTCTGCGAGGCCCGACTCAAGGTCAAGTCAACAAGCGAGCGTACGCGAGCGCAGCGTTTTCTGGACATCGCATTTCGTGGCCGGTTACCGGTACCGCTGAGTTACTTCGGCGCAGGCACTGGCCGGTGGACGGCGAGCAAAGGCAGCGCCATCAACATGCAGAACTTGAAACGTGGCAGCTTCCTCCGAAACTCCATCATGGCCCCGCAAGGGCACGTACTGGTTGCTGGTGACCTTTCGCAAATCGAGCCCCGCGTCCTTGCGGTTCTTTCGGATAACGAGGCTCTACTAGACGTGTTCCGTGCCGGTGGTGACCCGTATGCCGCCTTCGGCGCACAGATGTTCAACATCCCCGGCATGACCAAAGACAGCCACCCAGTAGAGAGACAGTCCGCCAAGTCCGCGCTACTGGGTGCAGGCTACCAGTTGGGTTGGGCGTCGTTCGCTGCGCAGCTTCTCACCGGGTTCCTGGGCGCACCCCCCGTGCGCTACACCAAAGAGGATGCCAAGACCCTGGGCGTGACGGTTGCCGATGTAGACCGCTTCCTATCATGGGAGGACAACATCAAGCGCATGGAGCAGATTCCCCACACCTGCACAAGCAAGGAGCTACTCATCCACTGCCTCGCAGCCAAGGCCATCATCGACAAGTACCGCGCCGCGTCTGAGCAGGTGGTGGCGTTCTGGAACCTGTGCCAGGAACTCATCGACCATAGCCTGTACCGGGGCAAGGAGTACAAGCACAAGTGCATCACGTTCCGCAAGGAGCAGATCATCTTGCCAAGTGGTATGGCGATGCGGTATCCTGATCTCCGCCCGGACAAGGGCGATGGTGGCAAGGTCGTATGGACGTACGCTGACGGCAACAAGCGCGTCAGTCTGTACGGCGGCAAGGTCACCAACAACATTGTCCAGGGCACGGCGCGGTGCGTCATGACCGACGGCATGCTCAGGGTTGCGAAGAAGTACCCTGTGGCAGGCACGGTGCATGATGAACTGATTGCCGTGGTGCCAGAGGAAGAAGCAGAAGACGCGAAGACTTGGATATTCGCGCAGATGGTCGCGCCTGTACCGTACCTGCCCGGTCTGCCACTCAAGACCGATGTGGGCTACAACAGGCGCTACGGATTAGCCAAGGGATGACCAACACAACGAAGGAGAAACGATGACAAGCAAACAAGCCCCACCCATCCCCCGCCGCATCAAGGTAGGGGACAAGATGTACTCGGTGGACATCATCCAGTCGATGCAGCGTGCGCGTGAGCGCGGGTGTGTTTGGTACGACGCCGGTCGCATACAGATTGGCCAAGCAAACCACGCCGATGGTCGCAAGTACACCGACATCCAGATGAGTGAGACCTTCTGGCACGAGTTGGTGCACGCCCTTCTCTACGAGATGAACAGCCCGCTGTATCGCAACGAGAGGTTCGTGCATGAGTTCGCCATGCATCTAGCCAAAGCCATTCAATCAGCGAAGTTCAAATGACAAGCGTTACATGGTCACACAGCGGCCTCAAGGATTTTGAGGGCTGCGCTCGCCGCTACCACGAGGTCAAGGTCTTGCGGAACTACCCGTTCCAAGAGACGACGCACACCATCTACGGCAAGGATGTGCACAAGGCCATCGAGGACTATGGCAAGGAGGGCACGCCCATCCCTGAGAAGTACGCGCAGTTCAAGCCGGTAGTGGATGCAGTACTCAACAAGCCCGGACGCAAGCTGTTCGAGCACGAGATGGGTGTGACGCGTGACCTGCAGCCTTGCGGCTTCAACGATCCCAACCGGTGGGTGCGCGGCATTGCCGATCTGCTGATCATCGACGATGACAACCTGTCGGCCAAGGTGGTTGACTGGAAAACAGGTAACAACAAGTACCCGGACAAGGATCAGCTTGTTCTGATGTCGCTGATGGTCTTCACCCACTTCCCCCATATCAGGCAGGTCAAGTCGGCGCTGTTCTTCTTGGTCAAGGAAACGATGACCACCCACGCCATGCTGCGCGGTGAGGCCGATGAAGCATGGTGGCGCTACAAGGAGCGCGTGGCCAAGTTGGAGACAGCGCACGCCACCGATGTGTGGAACCCGTCTCAGTCACCACTGTGCGGTTGGTGCCCCGTCACCACTTGCACGTTCAACCCCAAGCATTAGGAGCAATCATGGCAAGGAACTACCGCTCTGAATACGACAACTACCAAGGCACACCCGAGCAGATCAAGAAGCGTGCTGAGCGCGTCAAGGCTCGACGCTTGATGGAGAAGTCGGGCGCTGCCCAAAAAGGTGACGGCAAGGATGTAGACCACATCAAGCCTATGCGCAGCGGTGGTACCTCCGCCAAGAGCAACCTGCGTATGAGAAGCAAGAGCGCCAACCGCGCCGACAACAAGTAGGAGAAACATGGAAGTCATCGACAACAAGCTGCTCATCTTCAAGACGCGCAGCCCGGACAGGTATTCCCTGATCCCGAAGAGCAAGGCGATTCCTCGCCCTGGTGGAGGCTACGACGTGGCCGTCTACTGGGGTCTGGATGAAGTGCGCGTGCTCAAGAACCTGGGGGTGAAGAACGTACCCTCGCCGATCTTCGGACGCTACGACTGGCCTGGGCGCTTCAAGCCGATGGCCCACCAGAAGGAGACAGCCTCCTTCCTCACACTCAACCGCCGCGCCTTTGTCCTGTCCGAACCCGGCACCGGCAAGACGCTCTCTGCTCTGTGGGCGGCTGACTACCTGATGAAGCGCGGTGAGGTTCGACGCTGCCTGATCCTATGCCCGCTGTCGATCATGCACAGTGCATGGATGCAAGACCTGGGCAACAGCGTGATCCACCGCAGCGCGGTGGTGGCGCACCACCCGCAGGCTGCACGGCGCATCGAGTTGATCCAAGAGAACTACGAGTTCGTGATCGTCAACTACGAGGGGCTGGCGCTGATCGCCAACGAGGTGAAGAACGATGGCCGGTTCGACCTGATCATCGTGGACGAAGCCAATGCCTACAAGAACCCGCAGACCAAGCGGTGGAAGGCGCTTGCTTCCATCCTCACACCCGACACGTACCTGTGGATGATGACCGGCACACCTGCATCGCAGTCCCCGGTGGATGCGTACGGTCTGGCCAAGCTCGTCAACCCGAACAACGTGCCCAAGTTCTACACGGCATGGCGCGACGCGGTGATGAACAAGATCACCATGTTCAAGTGGGCGCCCAAGGCCGACGCTGCCGAGAAGGTGCACGAGGCGCTGCAACCGGCGATCCGCTACACCAAAGCCCAGTGTCTCGACCTACCCCCGGTGCTGACGACCACCCGCGAGGTACCGCTCACGCCGCAGCAGGCCAAGTACTACAACCTGCTCAAGACCCAGATGCTTGTCATGGCTGCAGGAGAGACGATCACCGCAGTCAACGCCGCTGCTGCCTTGAACAAGCTGCTGCAGATCAGCGCAGGTGTGGCCTACACCGACACCAAGGAGACCGTCGAGTTCGACGCCACCCCGCGCCTGAACGTGCTGATGGAAGCGCTTGATCAAACGGAGAGGAAGGTGATCATCTTCGCGCTGTTCCGCTCAGCCATCGACACCATCAGCGACTTCTTGAACAAGAACGGTGTTGCCAATGAGCAGATTCACGGCGGCGTGACGGCCACCAAGCGCGGCGACATCATCAAGCGCTTCCAGACGCAACCCAACCCGAGGGTGCTCGTCATGCAGCCGCAGGCTACGGCGCATGGCATCACGCTGACCGCTGCCGACACGGTGATCTTCTATGGCCCGCTGATGAGCGTCGAGCAGTACACCCAGTGCGTGGCTCGCGCAGACCGCAAAGGCCAGGACTCGGACAAGGTGACGGTGATCCACATCGAGGGTTCACCCGTGGAGAAGAAGATGTTCAAGGCGCTCACGGAGAAGGTGGACGACAACGCCATGCTCGTGAGCCTGTTCAACAGCGAAATCAAAGAAAGGGGGTTGTAGACCTGACTGGACAATGTATACTCTTTGACACAACAACAGGAGAAACAAGTGACAGACGACACCATTCCACTCGACAAGTTGGCCCGCATCTACGTGAAGATGCGCGTGGCCATCCAAGACCTCGACAAGCAGATCGAAACGATCAAGGCTCAGCAGCAGGACGTGAAGAACGCCATGAAGGATCAGATGATGGCGCTCGGCACCAAGTCTGCCCGCACCGAGTTCGGCACGATCACGCTCAAGGAGAAGACCCGGTTCTACACCCAGGACTGGGACAGCTTCAAGAAGTTCGTCGTCGAGCACGACGCCGTTGACCTCTTGGAGAAGCGCATCGCGCAAACCAACATGCAGACGTTCTTGGAAGAGAACCCTGACCTGCATCCCCCTGGACTCAGCAGCACGTCTGAGTTCGATATTTCTGTGACCAAGCCCCGCTAAGGAGAAACATCTTGAGCAACATCGCTCTCTTTTCTGGTTCCAACGTCCCCGCCTTCGCCAAGAAAGGCGAACTGTCCGACATCGCCAAGTCCCTCGCCGGTGGTGCCGGTGGTGGCGGCAAGCGCATCTCCATCAAGGGTGGCGTGTTCCGCCTGCTCGTTGGTGGCAAGGAGGTCGCTGCGATTGATGAGCGCTACCTCGATGTGGTGATCGTCAACGCCGCTCCCAAGATTGGACGCACCTTCTACGCCAAGGCGTACGACGGTGAGGCAGTGAGCGCCCCTGACTGCTGGTCTGCTGATGGCGAGACGCCTAGCCCCGACGCTGCAAACAAGCAGTCAGATCGCTGCGCCACCTGCCCGCAGAACGTCAAGGGTTCCGGCATGGGTGAGTCCCGCGCCTGCCGCTTCTCGCAGCGTCTGGCCGTTGTCCTGGCCAACGACATCGAAGGCGACGTGATGCAGCTTCAACTGCCCGCCACGTCCATCTTCGGCAAGGAGGAAGGCGACAAGCGCCCGCTGCAAGCCTACGCCCGCTACGTGGTGGCCAATCAGGCAAGCCCTGAGATGATGGTCACCCGCATGCAGTTCGACACCAAGGCCGAAGCGCCCAAGCTCTTCTTCAAGCCTGTGCGGTGGCTCGACGAGAGCGAGTACGAAGTCGCCGTCAAGCAGGGTCAGACCGAGGACGCCAAGCGTGCCATCACCATGACCGTAGCCAAGACGGACAATGTGGCTGCACCGGCTCCCCTGGCGATGGAGGGCAGCAAGCCCAAGGCTACGAAGAAGGCCAAGGCTGAGCCTGCGCCGGAGGCTGAGGACGAGTCCGTAGAGCCGACCGTTCGCAAAGGCAAGTCGGATGAACCCCCTGCCGCAGGCAAGTCATCTTTGGCTAAGCTCGCAGCAGACTGGGATGATGAGTAATTCACTGGGGGGCTTCGGCCCCCTTATTCAACATGTCCTACTCAGTAAAAACCCTTAACACCGTCAAGGCAGCGCCCCGAACGCTAGGCAATCAGCTTGGCCGATGGGCGGTGCACTTAGACTTCCCTGTCACCCAGATTGCGGAGATCACGGGCGCATCGCGCCAGACCATCTACAACTGGATGACGGCCAAGTCAACCGTCAACAACGCATACCGTCCCACAGTCGAGCGCCTTCTCCACATCTTGCAGAAGGCCACAGACGCAGAACAAGCATGGAGAAAAGCATGTCAGGAATTCAATATTCAAGCCTGAGCGACGACGAGTTCGAGCGTCAGGTGTACATGACGATGGTTATGGGCGCACTGCCGCCAGAGGTAGCCCAAGAGTTGGCCAAGCGCCAGACAACTGACCGAGAAAAGGAACGATCCGCCGATTCGCTGAACCCCAAGCAAATTCCCCTGCCCTTCAGCGAATAAACCGAGGAGTCCTATGGAACCGCTAGATTTCTTAGCGGCTGTCCTGCCGTCTCCCGGTCACGGGTACTACTGCGCGGCAGAACTCTCCTCCAAGAGAAAACAGCACGTCTTCATCGAAGACATCACTGAGATACGTCCATACGTAGATCAGTGGTTGGAGGGTCAGCAGGACATCTACTTTGCGCTTGCGACGTTTGCCGATAAGGGCAGTCGCACCGCAGACAACGCTGAGTACATCAAGTCCTTGTTCATCGACATGGATGGGTACGAGAGCAAGGAAGCAGCGCAGGAGGCACTGGATAGGTTTCTCGCAGACACGGGGCTCGATGCCTTTGGCAAGCCCTGGATCATTGCTTCAGGCGGTGGTCTGCATTGCTACTGGACGTTTGAAAAGCCGCTGACGGTAGGTGAGTGGAAGCCGATTGCCGAGACGTTCAAGCGTCTGTGCAAGGAGCGCTCGCTTGCCATCGACAACACCGTCACGGCAGACGCCGCACGGGTGTTGCGCGTTCCTGGCACCAAGAACTTCAAGAAGAAGTATGGCGAGCCGCGCCCGGTGGAGGTACTGGCTGAAGGTGATGCGCCCGTCGATGCCCAGGAGTTCTTCGCCAAGCTGCGCGACCTGCTCGGGGACAAGGCGCCTACGCCCTACGCCGAAGGCATGAACCTGCCTGGGCAGCGCCCAGTCAACGCGACCAAGACAGGCGTGCAGATGCTCGCCAACAGCGTCGTGCGGTTCAAACACATAATGGCCAAGACCGGCGATGGCGACGGCTGCTTGCAGCTTCAGCACTACGTGGACAACGCCACGGACGATGGCATGGAGCCGCTGTGGCGTGGGTGGCTGAGTCAGGCCAAGTACTGTGCCGATGGTGAGAAGGCTTCGATCTGGCTGAGCCAACTCCACCCGTACGATGACGAGCGCATGCAGGCCAAGCTGCGCGAGATCAAGGGGCCGTACCCCTGCATCAAGTTCGACAGCGAGAACCCCGGTGTATGCCAGAAGTGCAAGCACTTCGGCAAGATAACCAACCCCCTGGCCCTGGGCCGGGAACTGGTGGCCGACAACACCGAGAAGGAAGTCGAGATCAAGCCGAGCGACCCGGATGATCCTGAAGCGCCCACCATCAAGGTGGTGCGCCCGACGCCTCCCAAGGGCTACGCATACGGCGCCAACGGCGGCGTGTACGCTGACCGGATCGTTGAAGAAGCCGACGGCACCAAGCGCAAGAAGCAGGTCATGATCCTGCCGTACGACATGTTCGTGGTGGACATCCTGAACAAGGACAATGAGCACACCGTCCACATGGTGGCCAATCGCCCCAACGCTCCTGCCGATGTGCTGTTTGCTCAGCGGGCGGTGGTCAGCAAGGACGAACTGCTCAAGTCCCTGGCGCAGCAGAACATCATGGCTGCGTTCGGCGCGGGCAACGACAAGAATCTGGTGGAGTACATCCGGGCCTGCGTGGAGGAAGCGAGCGTCAACAAGCGCGCGATCAAGATTCCGCAGCAGTACGGGTGGCAGGAGGACAACTCCTTCGTCTACTCCGGGCGCATCTTCTTTCCCGATGGCCGCACGCGCACCGTGCCGATGCCAGACCTGCAGAACCTGACACGCAACACGCGGGCAGCGGGCACACTGGAGGAGTGGCGCAGGTTCCCAGAACTGATGGTGCAGCGTGGGCTGTACGACCTCCTGGCCGTCTCTACTATGGCGTTTGGCGCACCGCTGATGCGCTTCACGCAGTTCGCTTGCTTGACCATCCATGCGGGTTCGACCAGTTCCGGCACCGGCAAGACGATGGCGATGAACCTGATCAACTCGGTCTGGGGCCATCCAACCCGGTACCGCACAGGCAAATCCACCTCAGCGGTCACGATGCAGCAGCGCATCGGTAACCTGAACTCGCTGCCCTTCACCTCGGACGAGATCACACACAAGTCACGGCAGGAGATGGAGTGGTTTCCTGGCCTGATCTTCGATCTGGCTGAGGGTCAGGGTAAGGAGAAGTCCGAAGCCCACCACAACCGAGAACGTCTGAACCTTGTCTCCTGGGCGACGCAAGCCTACTTGACATCGAACACGCACATGCACGACTTCATGTCGGGCGTGCGCAAGCACACCTCTCAGGGTGAGTTGTTCCGCATGTTGGAGTGGACGCCCGAGGAGAAGCTGAATTGGACGCCTGAAGAGGAAGACATCCTGCGCCTGCTCAACACCAACCACGGGGTGGCGGGCGAGAAGTACGTCCGGTGGCTCGTGCAGAACCAAGACACCGCCCGCAAGGTGTTGGCCAAGACGCATGAGCGCCTGAAGCATGAGTGGATGCTGACCGGTGAAGAGCGGTACTGGGGCAACGGCTGCGCGTGTGATGTCGCCGGGGCAATCCTGGCCGGTTCCAACTACGCGGGTATCTTCGACTACCCAGTAGACGAGATCATCAACAGCTTCTTCAAGTTGGTGGAGAAGGCCCGCAAGGTGGTGCGCACAGGTTCGCGCAACGCCGAGGACGTGCTCAACGCCTTCACCCGTGACCACTACGGTCACTTCGTGGTGGTCAAGCGCAGCAACGGGTCGTTCATGGCGTCACTGGGCAACGGGGAGCCGGTCGATCAATCCATCACGCGCAGTACCGTCATGGGGCGCGTGGAGCATGGCATCGACAAGCCTGGGTTCGTGGACTACTTCATCGAGGAATCGGTGATGCGCTCACACTGCGTATCCATGTCCTACGGCTATGAGGACTTCAGGCGGCAGCTTTCCGCCATCGAGGGTTACAGCGTCAAGGTGCTGCGCAAGGACATGATGGCCAGAACCAAAGGCCCGCAGATGCGTGTGCACGCGCTGTGCATCAGCCGCAGAGAAGAGATCGACAACAGTGCGGAAATACTTCCCGTGGGAGAAGATTGAGAGAGGGCAGGGGTTCTTCATCCCTGCCCTTGATCTCGAAGCCATGCGTGAAGCAGGGCTGCGTGCGGCCGTACCCTTGAAACTGAAGGATGCACGGGCGCTGCCGTGCATCCACCAGGGGCTTATCGGGCTTCTATTCTTCCGAGCGAGTCCCGCACCGAAGAAGCAACCAAGATTTTCGCCTGACGCAGATCGTCCAGAAGATCACGCTTCTCCTGAGACGTCAGACTACTGCCGCGAACCTGACGCTCCGCCTTTGTGATGGCACCGATCTGCTGCTTGTAAGCGCCAGAGATGGACGCCAACTGAATCTTCTCGATGTTGTTGCGCAGGTAAGCGTCAGCCTTGGCCAGTTCACCCTTCTCCACGAGCCCTTCGTAGGTCTCCTTGGCGGCGGTGTAGTCCTTGAGCCGGTCGAACGTGTCGTCGATGATGCTTGCTGCATCCTTGGGTTGGAACAGCGTACCCACCACCGGCAACTGAGAAATGCGCTTCTCGGGCAGATCGGTTTCAGGTGTGGGCAGGATCACGTTGGCTGCTTGCATGAGCGCCATGCCGAGGCTACCGGTGTAGCCGCTGACAAGCGTCTCGATCTTGATCGGAGAGATGTTGAACAGTTGTCCCAGAATCTTGGCAGCTTCGGACGTGTTCTCCCGGTAGCGGGCCCAAGGCTCCTGCATTTGCTCAGCGCCAGACTCCAGATCGCGGCCCGTGAAGAAGGACTTGCCCAGGCCCACCTCGATCAGCGGCTTGACTGCGGCAGGGATGCCGTAGTTGCCACCACCAGGGATCATGTTGCGCAGGATGCCCTTGGCCGCATCCAACGCTTCGTCTGCACCACGCTCGGCAAACAGGCCGTTGATCACCGCTTCGGGCAGCGCCTTGAAGATGTAGCCCAGTTCAAACGGGATGGGCACGCGCAGCTTCTCGTCCATGCCAGGGATCGGCACAAACCAGTTGTTGTACTTCTCATCAGGCCGCGCGTTCTTGTACGTCTCATCGTCCTGCATCGACAACGCGTAGATCATGGACATACTGGCGAGCATCGTGCCACGAGCGATCAGCTTCTCCTTGATCTGCAACCGCTCGTTCATCGGCATCTGGCCGCGCAGCGAACGGTACAGCACGTCAAGCGACTGAATCTGCGCGTTCATGAACGGGATCAGCGTGGTCAGCAACTGCACGCTTGGGTCGATACCGCGCCGCGCGAAGTTCATCGACTCAAGCGCCATGAAGGTGGCTTCCATCTCGGACAGCCCCTGATCCAAATAGCTCTGGTACTGGGAGCGGCGGGTGGCGGCATCAGCCTCCATCGACATTGCTTCCAGCTTGGAGAACAGCTTAGACCAGCCCGGACGACCTTCTTGCATCTCACGCAGCAGACGCGCCTTGTCCTCGGAGGTTCCCGTGAACACCTGACCACCCGTAATGCCGCGCCTGTCCACGCTACTGGCTTTGCCAATCTGCTGCAGAGCGCCGAGCACCGGAGGTGCATTGGAGCCGCTGGCCATGTAAGAGGACAGCGAGTCGCGGAACAACTGACGACCGGCGTAGACAGGCGACGCTGTGATGGCACGGCGCAGGAACCGGGCGGGCATGCCCATGATCTCGATGGCCTGCGGGAACATGGTCGGGATACCGGCCAGACCCTTGGTCAGCAGTTCAGAGGGGATGCCGATGTGCTCGGTGTCCACGACTGCGTACCAGTCTTCACCATCCTTCTTGAACTCCACCGCGTTCTTGGGGGCGCCTGCCCTGCCTGCCTTCCTGATCTTGGCCAGACCAACCGACGCCATCTCCCACATCGCGTTCTTCACGGCGATGTTGCGCATGGCCATATCGACCAACATCGACGTGTTCTGCACGCTGCTGTCGAGGAAGTTGAAGATCGGCTCCTCGCCACCCATCAGTTCTTGCAGGTGCGGGCTGTCCTTCAGGTTGCCAATGCGAACAGGCGTCAGGCCACCGATCATCAGTTCAGCAACACCGTTGCGCACGCGGTAGTACGGTACGTAGTCCTTCTCCCGTAGCAGGCGATCCGCTTCGTCTTTGCTCATCGCGCCTGTCTGCACCATGAAGCGCAGCAGGTTCTGGTTGAACTCGTTGTACATCGAGCGGGCGTCAGCAAACGCCTTGCTCAACACCGGATCAGCTTCGATTTCAGCAAACGCCTTCTTAATGTCGGCTTCGGTAGGCAGCGAGTCACGCACCTTCAGCAGGTGCTCTTGCCGCTGCTTGACGCGCGTCTTGTCGTCGGCAGAGAGCTTGCCGCTTGCCAGTTCAGCCTCGATCTCCTTGAGTTCGGCTTCAGCAGAAGCGCGGCCAAAGTTCAGCTTGTCGTAGCCCTTGTTGTCGGCACGCAGTTTGGCCAGATACAGGGTGAACAAGCGGTTGGCAGCATCGGCGCTGCCTGCGGCCTGGATGACATCCTTGCGGCTCAAGCGCTCGACAATCTGCTTGATGTTCACACCGGGCACAGACTCGATGACCCACTCGGTGCCACCATCACGGCGCTTCTTCTCAACCAGTTGCGGCACGCCATCGGACAGCGCAAGGGATGTGAAGTTCATCCGCATGCCGTACATCCGCAGGTAGTACATCATCTGCATGCCTTTGACGGCATCGCCAAGCATCCCCGAAACCTTTTCCAGGGGGGCAAGCGCGTCAAGGAAGCGGGTGCGGAACCCCATGCCCAACATGCTCTGCTTGAACTGGGCGTATACACCCGGTCGCTGCGAGATCATCTTGTCGGCGGTGAGCCCTGCATCTGAGAGGCTGTCGTTGTACTGGGGCGCACGAGAAAACAAAATCTCTTCTGCGCGTTGTGGCTGGCTGCTGTACGGACGCGTTTCACGGCGAACTTCTTCAGTCAGTGTGCGCCGCTCACCCACATCACGCGCTTCGACTTCACCGAGCAGGTTTTGATACGCGTAGTCGCTAATGGTCAGCTTTGCAAACTTGGCAAGCAAAGCATCCTTTCCTACAACATCCGCAATAGCCTTATCGACGGCAGCTTCAACTTCTTTTTTGTAGTTGAGCTTAGTATCAAAAACTTCAGAACGCGCTTTGCCAATAGCCTTTACAAAATCTCGACCCTTAGCAAAAGAAAAACCAAGCGATTTATCAAACGCTGCGTTTGCTTTTTTTCGCAACTCGTCTTGCTGGTTGCGCAAAATCCGTATTTGCGGGTCAAGAACATTAACTGCATTTAAGCGTTTAATTTCTTCGTACAGTTGGTCGATGTCCTTATTGAGCGCGTCGTATTCTTTCTGAGCGGCGTCTCTTTCGGCTTCTTCCGCAGCCTTAAACGCAGCGTATTGCTGAGACAAATCAGTGTACTTAGCCCTAGCCTCCCGAATTTTTTGCGCAACTTCGCCTCGCACCTTACTAGAAGCTGCAACAGCAGCATCCATTGCAGCAACGCGATCGCCGTAGTAGCGCCGATCAAAATCGTCGGTAGCTTCATCAAGCTGCCGTGCGTAAGACGCGCGCACGCTTTCTAGCATCTTGGTGGTGTACCCGCGCATGTACTGCCCAGTAGCACTGCCACCTTTACCAAAACCTTCACGGTCTTGAATCAAGTGTTGCACTTCATGTACCAGCGTACCTTCAATATCGGGCTTGCCAATATTGACGCGCATACGTTTGTCGCTGACAGATCCGTAAACATTGTCCTGCGGATCATCGTACAACGTTACCTGAAAGTTTTTTATGTCTGGGTACGCAGCGTACAGATCGGGGTGATCCATCACCTCACCAAGCGTGGTGTTGACCTCTTTCTGTCCGGCCTGCATGCCTGCATTAAAGACCCTATCTAGCCCAGAGAAATCTGCTTTGCTGTCGTCCAGTTCATAGCGCCACTTTTTATCTGGCCCTTGGAACCACCCGGTTTCGTTCCATACTTTTTCAAGGGGGGCTCCCTTGATCAGCATGTCCTTGGCTTTTTGCAGTGCCTCCTTGGCAACACCCGCCTTCTCACCGGCGTAGGTGAAGAGCAGCTTCTCCTTACCTCTGCCCGTTGCCTTAGCTCCAGCGCCGCGCATTTCTAGTCCGGCTGCACCAAACGCCATATCCACCAGTTCAGCCGCAGTCATCTCCTTGGGCGCCAGACCAAACTTCTGGAGCGCCTTCTGGAACAGCGACGCAATCCGGCTCAACCACTGGCCAATGACACCCTTGGTTTCAAACGGTTTGACGCCCGCATTTACTGCTTCCTCGATGGCGTAGGCCAGAAGCTCGTCGTTGACTTGACTGGCGGGGGTGTCTGCTGCTTCCACCCGGCGACGCGCAGCCTGCGCCACACGCGACTCAGTACTGCCGTCGTTGCGCTTCTCCCAAGACTCCACCGCCTTGACTAGCGCGTTGTACTGTGCTTCGCCAAGCATGTTACGCAAGCCAATATGCGCACCGACCTCGTGCAGCAGAACGCCCAATGCACGGCCCTTGTCGATGTTCTCGGCAATCAAGAACGCCTTGTTGCCTGAAGGATCAACAAAGCCTCGGGCGTCAGAAGGAATGCGTCCTTCATATTCAGGGTTGGCAGCAATCAGCGCATCAACACTGTCGTAAATCTGTATACGCCCCAGGTTAGGAAATACCTTGCCCAACTCCGTGCGCACCCCTTCGGCGGTGGACGGGTTTGGTGTAGCGCCGCGTGAGAAAAAGATGTCTTTGTCCCCAATACGCACGGAGTCGAGCACACCCTCAACACCCTCGTACATACCTTCAATACGTTCAGCGCCTTTCTTCTCAGCGGCCATTGCCTCGAATGCGCCCTGCAAACGCTTGGTGCGCTGCGTCGCAGTCTCTTGTTTCTTAAAGCGGCCCTCCAACACCCTGCGCTCATACGGCGTCAGTTGTTGCGAAGCCAACGCTGTAACCTGTTCAGGAGACCTTAAAAGCCCTTCGCTAAGCAGACGCTTGCGCACATCAGACTCAAGATCGCGTAGCTTTTCGCTGACCGTACCGAGCAGTTCTTTCTCAGAGCCAACACCCTTGCCGGTGAACCCAGTCTTCTGTGCTTTGCGAGCTTTGCGCTTCTCAGTGCGGCTCAACTCAGGTGTGCCAAGTTGCGCCTCAAGCAAAGAGGCTTCGCGCTCAAGTTTTGTGATCTCGGCGTTCAAACGCTCTTTGGTGGCGTCTGTGCGGGCACGGTCAACTGCAGCTTTCTTCTCGGCAACTTCGTTGCCAATCTCAAGGATGCGACCCTCAAGACCCTGCTCGCGTTCCGCTGTAGCCGCAGCCTTGGCTTCGGCCGATTTCCGGGCTTCGTCTCTGCGCTCGCGCTCTTCAGCGGCAAGCTCACTGGCGGTCTTAATGGGCACCACGCGACCGGCCTGCACGCGAACACCCGGCAAGCCCAACCCAGACATGGCGCGGCCAGTGCTGATGGTGGCTTCCTGCACCGCATTACGCTGCGCAACCACTTCTTTGGCGGCTTCCTTTCTGTCCGCACCTTGCAGGCGCTGAAGTTTGCCTTCCAGCTTCGTCAGACGGTCCCGCTCAAACGTAACCCACTCGTCAGCAGCAGCCTGAATTTCAGACGACAGAACAAAGCCGCGCATGCCGGTAGTCTTGGCAGGCTCGATGTTTTGGCTTGGCTTCTCAAGCGCTTTGGCCAGATCGGACTGCAACTGAAGCAGGGCACCACGCTCTTCGTCACGGATTACATCAATCAGACGAACCGCGTCCATGTCACCTGCAGCTACAGCCGCAGCACGCTCCTTGCTCACCGCTTGCAGGCTTTGCAGCGCCGCCGTAATTTCCTTCTGGAAGCGGTCAACAATCTCCGCCACCTGCGCTTTCTTCAGCGCAGCCTGGAATGTTTCGCGGTAAACCTCGCGCTGCTTAGCAATTGCTTCTTGGGTTTCACCAACCTTTTGTTCGCGCTGCGCTTTGTCCTGCGCATCTTTGGCATCCCAAGCGGTCTTAACATCGGCCAGCAACTTCTTGCCACGCTCCACCGCAGCGCGCGCCTTCTTGACGGGCGGTGAGTTTTCAAAATTGCGAGCAGTCGCACGGGCGAATGCGGTGGCCGGGAGTTCCTTTTCAGCAAAAAGTTCGCCTTGTTTAGGCGCACCTTCTTCGGGTGTGGTCAGCCGCAGGGCGTCGTCAATCTCACGCAGCAGCTTGGCATCCTCACCGGTGGTTGCACCCGTCCCCATGCGCACTGGTTCTACGGTGGGCCGAGGTCCGGCCAGCCGTTTGTTCAGATTCTCCAGTTGCGTCTCATACGTGGCCAAGAGGGTCTGCGCCTTGCGCTTCTTGGCAGGCGTCAGTTCCTTACCATTCTCATCTACACCGGAAGTAAGCTGCCGCTGTTGATCCTGATACTGGCGGTTGATCTCGTCTCTGCGGAACGCCAGTGCGTCATAGCCTTTCTGTTCACGCGCACCCTGGACACCACCCGTAACGGTAGTCATTCGGCCAGACAAGGCACGCTGCGCCAACTGTTCAGCCGCATCCAACAAACCTGCGGCAAACGGTGCAGGGCCCGCCCTACCTTCAGGGCTGACAGCAGTCAACACATCGCGTCCGCCACGACCTGCGTCAATAGCATCGCGTGCACGCTCAAGGCCCTGCACTACGTCATCAGGCAACCCCTCGCGTGTCTGAAGCGCACGATCAATAAGGTTGCCCACATACTCACGGCGCCGACGCAGTTCACCACCCAGTGTTTCGGCAGTCTCACCACGCGCTTCCGCCGTTTTCTGTGCTTCAGTTATAGCGTACTGCGGGCGCAGCAGCGACTCGGCACGACGACCTTCTTCAGGCACGGCACTCAGTCGGCTAGAAATTTGACGAAGTTGCTCTTGCAGTACTTCAATAGCAGCCTTCTGGGCACCAAACCGACGCTCCTCAAGAGGGCGTGGGTCATAAGTTTCCAGTTCTGCACCTTTGACAATCTTTGTCCCCCGCATTTGCGCAGGGGATTTGACTCGAACTTCCTCTACGTCTTTTCGGGGCTTGGCTGCGGAGCGCGTCACCCACTCATCAAAGACCTGCTGCATCTGAAGTGCAGCCTTAAGCGCGTCGTCCTGAGATAGCGCCTTGCCAAATATCCGCTGAGTGGCAGCAGCTTCCTTGACTGCCGCGTCGATGTACCGAGCACGCGCCTTATCAATTTGGGCGCGAAGCGTTTCGGCGGTGGAAGACGCCGCACCTTTCTGTTCTTTGTCGCCCAGGGTAATACCGCTGCGCAAGTCGTCAATCAGACCTGCCGCGTCCATCAGGGCGCTGTCCTGCTCCTTGCGGAGGCTAGAAATAAGCGATGCGTTGCCACCCTGCTGCTCGATCTGGTTCAACACCAGTTGAGCGTTCTCGCGCTCTTTGCTCTTGGCGGCGCCAGCCTCGCGGTTGCCCGCAGCAAACGCCTGCTCTGCTGCCTTGGCGGCAGCATCTCGTTGGGCGATAGCCTCATCCAAACGCTGCAGGAATACAGCACCGCGCCGATCCACCGTTGCACCTTCAGGCGCCTCTACAGTAGGCGTGCCCTGCAATGCGGTGTTGACCAGTTCGGTCAGCTTGGTATCAAAAACACTTTCCTTGCGCTCCGCGTCAAGCGCCTCTTGATCTTGTTGCCACTGATCCAAGAACAGTTGTTGCGGCTCTGTGCGCTGCGCCTTGAGCAAGTCGGTTGCACCTGCGTACGACTCTTTGGCTTGCTGCTGCAGTTGCAGCTTCATGCCGCCCAGAATGGCGGTGCTTTGCTTCTTGTTAAACCCAGGAAGTTGAGCGTTTGCCGCGACAAGCTGCTTAGCCATGTCGGGGTCTTGCATGAGGTACTGGGCGTAATCTGCCTCAGTAAACGTCCCCATGTCCTGCTGACGGGCAAGATCAAGCTGCGTTGTTGCGTACTCTGCAACAGCGTCGCGTTTAGCCGCAGGCTCAAAGCCTTCGCCCGTAAATACACGCGGTTGCTCGGGCGGTTGTTCAGGAAACTTAACACCAAGCTGCTCCATCTGGTATTCCAGAGGAGTCATGCCCGCAACGCGCTGTTGTTCCGCAAACTGCTTGAAGAACTTGGCGCCACCGGCTTTGTTGTAGTCCTTGACGATTTCTGAAAGCTCGGTCTTTTGGAAGTTCTTGTGTTCAGCGCGAAGCTCTTTGGCCCGTGCCAACGCGGCAGGGTCGTCCTTCTGCGCGTCAAGCGCCTTGATCTCGGCTTTGTAGGCGTTGTCCTTTGCCTTGGCGGCTTGGTAGTCCGCCTGCAGTTTAGTCAGGTACTCGGGCTGCTTGCGCTTCTCGGCTTCTTCCGCTTCGAGCTTGGCCTGGGCTTCGCGCTCTGCCTTACGCTGCTCGTCGGCAACCTCACCCAGTTTCTTTTGGGCACGGCCCTGCTCACCACCACGCTCAACAAAGCGGCCAACAGGTGACAAGCCAGCACCAAGCACGGCACCACCAACGAAGCTGTCGATGTATTCTTCACGGGCATCGGCGTCTGCAATCGACAGACCTGCCTGCAGGCGCTCGAAATACTGCTGACCTGCTTCGGTCAAGCCTTCAATACCGGCAACACGCGCTCCGGTCTTGGCGTAGTCGGCAACAGTCTGCTTGAAACCCTGCTCGGCGATGCGCTTGGCTTCTGCCTCGGTCAGGTCTTTGCCGACTGACTTAAACAGGTTGCGCACCAGAGGCAGAGCCTTCAAGCTCACCATGTCAAGCGCGGCTTGAGGGACGGCGGCGGCTGTGGCAGCAGCACCACTGGCCCGCTCAAGTGAGACTTCCTCACCACGCTCCTTCTGAGCTTCCAGTTGGCGAGCAAGGTTGGTGCCGGTGAATTGCGCCAAAGACGCCAGACCTGCACCGGCAGTAGCGGCGATGGGGGCGGCAGCACCAAGCGGAATAGCCGCAGCGCCTGCGGCAACAGGCGCTGCCATGTAAGGCAGCGACCCGCCAAGAAGCTCACCGAACTTGGTGCCTGGGGCCTCAAGCCAGCCCTCTTTGGTGGGGCGGAAAATGCCCCGCGCAATGTCTTCCTGCTCTGCCTGATACCGCTGAGCTTCCTTCTCGCTCATCAAGCCGAGCTTGCCGCCAAGCAAAGCGGCCTCACCCTTGAGCGATTCAACAGACGCCTTAAAGGCGGCACCAAACCCGGACTTGGGTTTGGTCAGCCCAATGCGCTCGTAGAAGTCTGCCTTCGGAATGTCCGCATAAAACTTGGCGTGCAGTGCATCCGCCAGTTGCTTGTCGGTCAGATTGTCGTACTGAGGGAATCTGGCACGAACGTCACTGAGGTCCACTGGCTATCTCCTAGCGAATTCCAAGCGGGTCTGAGCTTACCGCACTTGGGCCACGACCTCCACCCCCTTGCGAGGATTCAAATGCAGACATGTAGGCGTCAAACGTCGGGTACTTGGCAAGGAACTCACGACCCTTTGTTTTGCCTGTGAGCGGGTTGAGTGTTGTGTCAGCAGTCAACTTCTCGTAGTCAGCATAAAGTTTTGGCATCTGCCCTTCTTGACGGAACCGCTGATAACCCTTGTTGAAGTCCCCTTCTCCAAGACGCTCAATCATGCGCTCCTGTGCACCGGGCATGCTTGCAAGTTCCCTGCGCGAAAGGATGTCCGCGATAGCCCGCTGATTTGCAGCGCCAATCTCCATGCCTGCAATATCACGGCGTGCCGCCGCCTCTACACCCTTACCGAACAAGCTGCCGGTCAACTGGTCTTGGCTGACGCCCAACTGCATGATGCCAGACATCGAGTAGCGTTCGATGCTTGTCCTACGTTCGTTTGCCTGATCTTTGCGATCTTCTGCCTTATCGTAGTCACCCTTGGCCTCAAGGCGGCGAGCCTCTTCGATGTCGGCCAGCATGAGCTTGCGCTCACGGTCTGCCTTCTTGAGGTCTTTGATGGCTGCTTGGTATTCCTTAGCGCCGACGTTCAAGCCTTTGGCAATGTTCATCAGCGCGTTGGGCGACTCCCCAGACGCAATTGCCAAGCCAGCACTGATGAGCGCAAACGCACCAGCGTCACTTCTTTCTTTTGCTGCACCTTCACCCTCTTGCTTGAGCAGCGCCTCCAACCCCTCACGAGCTTTGCCAGTAGGCTTATTTCGCTCGCGCTCGGCTTCCCGACCTTCCAGTCGCTCAAGCTCGCGCTGCTGCTGGACATTAAACGCGGTCTCGTACTTGTTGGTAGGCGCCAGTGTTTGGGCCACAGAGCGCGCAGTGGCCGGATTGGTAAGGTCATAGATGGACGATTGGCGTCCACCAGATACAGGAGCAGACAGTGCTTGGAGTGCCGTTTGTGAAGCCGAAGGTTGCGCGGGAGGAGAAGCAAGCGTGCTTGAAGAAGGTTCGGCACCGAGAGAGTATGGTTGTCCGGGCCCGACTTCGGGGTTGATCAGCGGGGGTTCGCGCAATGCAGAAGCTGCAGTAGGCGCAGCAGTGGCCGCAGGCGCTGCCACTGCCTTACCGGTAGGCGCCACACCGCGACGACCATAGAACTGATCCATACGCTGTTGATATTCGCGCGGCGGCGTATTCATACCAACGGCATAGTCTTCAATCTGTTGTTTTTTGGCGCGGGCTTCTTCTTGTCGTGCGCGAATAGACGCCGATTCTTGCTTTGTACGCGGCAATCCCTGCTCATCAAAGTCAGGGTCAATACTAAGAATGTTCTCTAGCATGCGCAATACGGGCATGCCGCCTGACTGGAACCGTTGAACTGCACCACCCTCAGCCATGCGCACAACGGGCTCGCTGCGCTCAGCAAAATCATCGTAGCCCGCGATCCCGCCATCAGCCATGTTCTGCATATTCGGCGCCTGTAAGGCGGCGATACCGGGCGCTGCCTGGGGCTGCTGCCCCATCGACATGATGGCCTGATCCGCCACTTTTGGCTGCGGGCCCTGCGCCATCTGCGCTTGGGCTGCTTGGCGCACTTTCTTTCGCGCCATGTCCTCAGCAATCACCATCGGCAGGATGTACGGGTCTTGCTTGTACATCTGCGCTATGCGCTGCAATGCCTGATCCGGCATCATGCGCAACTGCTCAGTGAACTGGTTGACGTTCGGAATCATGCTCAACGCCCCATGTTGTAGATTGCCAGATCAGCCAGACCTGCGGGCTTCTCTCGATACTCGACATCTTCCACTTCGCCGCCTTCGGCAAACCCGCCGAACAGCTTGCCCGCACCAATAGCCGCCGTACCCAGACCGGCAAGTTGCGAAGTCATTGACGGTGCCTGACCGTACACAGACGTGCCAGTCTGCGTGAGCGGAACACCCCGAATGATGTCCGACATGAACCCAAGTTGGCGGTACGGCGCGTTCTGCGCGTTCATGAAGTCCTGATACTGGGCATTCAGGATGTCCTGCATGCGCTGCTGTTGCTGACCACCATACTGGTTTTGCAGTTGGTTGATGGCCATGTTCTGTCCGAACTCGGTCTGGCCGATGTTGCCAAGCCCTTGACCGGCCTGCATCGCAGCCTGCAGACCCTGCAACCCAAGGCCCGCACCGTATTGGCGTGATTGTTCACCGAGTTGCGCAGCAGCCTGACCGTATTGAGCGCCGAGTCCAGCCTGCTGCATCAGGTTGCCGTAGCCAAACTGACGAGACTGCTCAGCCATCTGCTGCGCCTGCATACGCGCTTGCTGCTCCGCAAGGCGAGCCTGAAGGTCTTGCTGTGCGCCAAGTTGTTGGGTGCCAAGCTGCGCCGCCAAGTTCTGCTGACCAGTGGTCAAGCCCGCTTGCTGATTGGCAAGTGCAGCCTGCAACGCCTGCTGCGCAGACATGCCCTGCGTTTGGAGTTGAGCCGCTTGGTTCTGGACGTTGGCCTGTTGCTCAGCGCTAAGATTGGCAAGCGCGGTCTGAAGTCCGGTCTGGATTCCCAACTGCTGCACACCCAACTGTGCGGCCAAGTTCTGCTGACCCGTGGTCAGTCCTGCCTGTTGGTTGGCCAACTGCGCCTGAATCCGGGCGGCTTGCTCAGCGTTGAACTGCTGTTGTGCACGATCAAACGCGCTCTGCAGTCCACGCGACTGGATGTCGCCCATCTGCTGTGCAAGGTTGCGCTGAGCTTCGGCGTTCTCGATGGCTTGACGCGCACCACCAAACGCACCGGCACGGGCGTACCGTTGACCGCGAGAAGTGGCAGCGATGTCCGCTTGGCGTTGAGCTTCGCGCTTCTCAATGTCCGCCACACTCTGCATGTAGGGGGACATGTAGGCTTCTGCCGATCCGGGACGAGCAAACGTCTCGGTAGCAACGCGTTCTGCCGGGCCCATCTGGAACGTCTGCAAGTTGGGCGTGTAACCCGTCCGGGCCGTGGCCATCTGCGGCGTCGCCAACTCACGGGAAGTTACGCGCTCTGACGGGCCCATCTGGTAGGTCGTCAAGTCGCGGGTAGATACGCCCGGAGCCGTGAAAGCCGTGGGTTGATAAGACGCTACCGGCTGATAAAAATTGCCGAACTGCGCAGGCTTGTACTGGTCGTAGGCAAGTGCCCGCAGACCGGCAGTGCCAAGCATGGCTGAAGCATCACGCAACTGAGGCGCCGCCCGCATTTGCTCTGCACCGGCAAAGGCTCGCTGCTGCAGCGGGCTGAACTGCGCAAAGCGCTCGCCCTGGTACTGCATGTATGGCTTGAACCCGGAAATCCTGGGCATCCCCGACTCGTCTTTGAGGATGTTGCCCTGCGCATCACGCGCATATTCAAACAGCGTGCTCTCGGCACCACCGAGCAGGCGCTCAGCGTACGGAGCGATCTGCGGCGCAAAGCCGGTCAGGTATTCAATTTGCTGTTGTTGAACAGTCGGAGCAGTAGCCATGATGCTTCCTTATGCGGGCAGGTGCTTATCGGCGCGGGTGTTTTTGGCCACCCTGCCTTTGCCGGTTGTCTTAGCGCGTGCACGCTGCACACGGTCCATCATTGCATAGAGCTTGCGCGCGCCTGCTTCGGTCGAACCATTACCCAGTTCAGACACGATGCGAGCGGGGATCACGAACTCACCATCGGCCAGACGCGCGGGTTGACGGTTGCCGATGACTGCAGGGATGCTGTCACTCACGCCATCACCGGGGCCGCGCAGCAAGCGCCCGCCATCGGAGTAGCCGCCCAGGTTGTACTGCTGAACATTCCCGCCACGGGCAGCGGAGGCTGCGGCAACATCGGCAAGACCCCCTCTGCGAAGCCCCGCCATCATTGCCATCTCGTCTTCGGTATACCTACCGCCGCTACCAACACTGCCGTAGTCAAACGTCGGGTCGTAATCTACATCACCCTGACCGTAGTCGTAACCGGCATAAGCGTCTTGCAGCATCTGCTGCAATTCAATCTGGCGCTGGTTATAGGCTTCTTCCTGAGCTTGCAAGATGTCACGCTGAATTTGCTCAACATTCAGCACATCTTCTACTTCGGCTCGCCGATCATTGAGCGCCGCTTCGTCAGCCAACAGTTCTCGCATGGCTGAATCGGTGTACGTGCTGCGATCCACCACTTCAACCTTCGACGGGTCTTGCGTGCCAAACAAGAAGTCCGTGATCGGCGTTCCGCTCACAGGGGTGTAGGGTTGAGCAGGGCCAACTTCGGGGTTAATTGCGGTTCCGCCAATGGTCGTAGTGCCGCCTGTGGTGGTTGTAGTGCCGCCGGTGGTTGTTCCACCAAGCAAATCTACTACGCCTCCACCAGTGGTCGTAGTGCCCACACCAGCACCAGCACCAGCACCAGCCAGAGCACCACCGACACCAGCACCAGCACCAGCACCAGCACCAGCACCAGCACCAGCACCAGCACCCTGTGCTTCTTGCCTCGTGGGCTCACTTGGAATCGTTGAGCGCCCAAAGAACCCCGGCCCAGAGGAGATACCAGATGCTTCAAAGTAAGGACGCATCAGCGACGCACCGCCGGGCAGCACTTGATTGACGGGATAAGCGCCGCGACCCATCAAGTAATCGTACGCAGACTTGCTTGCGCCCGTAAGCGGAGTGGGTGTGACCTGAATATCGGGCATGCGGGTGGCGCCGCCGCCTTTTTCGTATTCAGAGCGCATCTCCTCCATAGTCTGGGGCTTGGGCTGAAACGGCTCAACGTACGTGATTTTGGGCTCAGGCGCGGTGTACTCAGGCGTGCGCGTATCGCCGCCATACTCAACATCTTCGCCAGGGCGTCCAGGCACAGGCGTACCGGGCGTAATCGGCGGAAGCGTGATCACGCGGTTGCGGTACTCATCCGACTGTTGAATCTGTGCGCGGATTTGTTCGGGCGACCATTGGGACGCCTTGTAGAACTCAAAGCCGCCTTGATCAGCTTCCCGCCCAAGCAGATCACGGTAAATCCCGCGAAGCTCCTCGTCCGTAGCCCGAGTGCCGGTGGCGTAGGGGGTTGCCTGTTTGCCCGCCTCAATCTCTTTTTCAAAGGGGTTGGTGGACGCACCACCTTCGGCAAGCGCCACGATGCCGCCACCGTTGTAACCACCGGGCTGCTGTTCTTCTGGCTGTGCGGGGGCGGGGGCCGGAGCGGGTGCAGTACCAGCCTTGTTGATGGCCGAGAACATTGGCAACTGCTCCAGACCGCCCGTGTACTGGTTCCACGACATCGGACGGATGCGGGGCGGATACTGGAACCCGCCGCCAGAGGGCATCGGGGTAGCTGTGGGCACAAACGCATCTGCGCCAATCATTGCTGCCGTACCTGCCTTCAGCAAACCAGAAGCTCCACCAACGCCTTGCATCGCTGCGGTGCGACCGGCCTCGGTGCCGAGCCCCTTAACCCCCGCCATAAATGACGGCACTAGACTAGGTGTTGCCCCTTTGGCCTTCGCTGCACTTTCAGCCAAACGCTGAAGACCCTCAGAGCCAAAACCTGCGGTTTGCTCAGCCAACATAGCTGCTTGAGAGCCGGTTCCTGTAGCAGCCCCGGGAACCCCCATTGCGCCTGCAACACCTTCGGCCCCAGAAGCACTCATCAGCCCACCAGCCAAAGAAGCGCCGCCGTAGGCGCCCAGACCGGCCATGATGCCCTGCTTGAGACTGCCAGTGGCCAGACCGGTGAGTCCGCCAACTGCGATGGCCGTGCCTGCGGCACCGCCCAAACCAAGCATCCCACCAATAGCAGTACCGACGCCGGGAGCGATGAAGTTAAGGGCAAAGCCCGCGATGGCGGGGAGCAGCTTTTTCAGCAGACCGGCTTCCACCAGACCTGTTTCGGGGTTGATGGTGAGCGAGCCACCATGCGCCAAGGCAAGCGCCTGCAGACCCTGGACTTCTCCGGGGGTCATATGGACGAGCATCTTGTCGTCGTCCCGACCCTTGCTTGCGATGTGGTTGGCTAGTGCAACAAGGCTCATACGGCCCCCGAGAAAAAGGTTGAGGTCATTTTATTGGGTCAAGTCCCAGAAAGCGATAGTGCCGTAGC